GGTGTGGAGTGGGGGAAAATTCGGAGATAATTTCAAAGAATTACCTATCACTATAGTATTGGGTATGTTGACCCCAAGCTGATTGGATGTTATCGCACCTTTGACGAGTACGATAGCGACGCCTTGAGTTTTTGCTATGGCAGTGCTATGGAGAAGTATAACTGCACGATTGTGTTTGACGTGTACGCCAGGACAATTAGTGCTTACGACGCGGGCAAAAGCCGTGGAACCGTACCTATCTATCTGAGTTATCAGAATTTGGTGGACGCGGTTGATCTGGAAGAGCTTACCGATGATATGGTGACAAAGCTCCATCTGTACGGATCGGACGACCTGAGTATTCGGGATGTAAACCCGATCGGCACAGACTACATGGTAAACCTGTCATACTTCATTTCCAACGGCGATTTTGATGTGATCGCCGAGGGCAGCACAGTTACTTTGGCCGAGCGTGTCAAGAGCTGGAATGCTGCAATTAAAAGCAACCAAACTCACTACACCAATCTGGTAGCAGCACGGGCATCCAGAACCGCCCAAAGGCTGGCGGAGGAAGCGACACTCGCTTCGCTGAAAGGCGATTTGGAAGTCCTGACTACGCAACAAAGCGTAATTATCCAGGCAATGGCTCTGGAATCCACTGCCGCTGGAAAGACAAGTCAACAGCAACAGCTGACAGAGATCAATGAGAAAATCTCTGCAAAGAACTCTGAGATTGAGGCGCAAGAAACAGTGATTGCGAATTTGCAGGCAGAGATTGATCGGTATACCACTGATATTCAGGGTGTTGTAGAGCAGCTGTCTATTTCCAAGTATTTCACAAAAGCCGAACAAAAAATCCTCAACCACTATTTGATTGAGGGCGAAGCGGCAGAAGAAACTTTCGTTGCGACCGATGTAGATACATCGGCTTCTGGTGCCATCTCCACATTGCAGGGGGAGGTTACATTGACCGGGGCTGATATTGCACAGGCAAGTCTTAACGGTAAAAGTATGTATGCTATTGCGGGCGGCGTTTTGAAAATTGCCAGCGCAAAGCTGACGGCAGACATTGTGCGTGGTACTTTGGAGGTTAACCCAAGTACAAACGAATATGTACTGACGGTGTACATGGGATCTACGACGTTTGATGAGCATAGCTTCCCGAGCGGACTTGTTACTGCATCCGGCATACTTTCTCAGTTCAGCAGTGATATTTCTCCTGTTTCTCAGGATGGGGTAACGGAGAACAAAGGCACCCAGATTTCTTTTGAGGCGGGCACATCCAAGCTGTTTTTCACAGTAAATGTGAACGAGTATCAAAAATATTCTGTGGCGCAAGAGCTGTACGCATTTGGCGAAGAGCTTTTGGATGAATGGGCATGGCCTGTTTACGAGTTTTCCATTGATACGGCTAATTTCTTGTTCCAGAAAGAATTTGAGCCGTTTAAGAATAAATTGGAGTTCGGCAAGAGCATTTATCTGAACGTCGGTGATGGTGGTGTGATCGAGCCGAAGCTGATCGGGGTAGCTCTGGACTTTGAGAACCCCGAGAAGTTGACATTGACCTTTTCTAATCGTTTCCAAAAACGTGACGTAGTTGCGAATTGGCTGAGTGAGGTCAATAAGGTCAGTGCGTCCAGCCGCAGTTTTGATACCAGCAAATACCTCTACAACAGAACTGCGAATAAGACTACTCAGGTTTCGCAGTTTATGGAGAACGCCTTGAATGCGGCAGTAAACACCATTATTGGCGCAAGTAATCAGAGCGTTGTGATCAATGGTGCGGGTATCCAAGTGGGCGGTGACAGTAAGTATCAACTGCGTATCGTGGACAACATGATTGCCATGACTGATGATGGTTGGAAGACTGCTAAACTGGGTATCGGTCGGTTTTACTCCGATGCGAAAACAGGTCTCAAAGATGATAAGGGTAACGATATCCTGATTGGAGAGACATGGGGTATCAATACAGAACTGCTTGCGGGTAGTCTCATTATTGGTAACAACCTCGTCTTGGAGAACGCCAACGATAACGGCGTAATGCAATTCAAGGTGGACGCCACCGGAGCGTGGTTGTATAACGCCTCGTACATTATGCAGCATGACGACGGTGGCCTGATGATCTTCGATCCGAAGTATGGTATCGTGGCCGGCAATAAGCTCCTGTTCAATACTAACGGTACAACCGTGACCCCGGAGTTTATTGACGATTGGGGCGATATCAAGTTCGATGCGGACGGTATGCCTGAGAACGCAAACTTCTATCTGGATCTTCGAGACGGCAGCGCTTATTTTAGAGGAAGAATCAAGGCCGACTCCGGTTCGATTGGCGGGTGGGAACTGGCCGAGAATGAGCTTCATTGTGGATCAAACTCTACTTTTGTTGCCCTCAACTCTTCCAAGGATACCAATTCGCTGTATGCGATTTGGGCGGGTGCTACAAAACCTGAGAATGCAAAATTCTGGGTAAAGCGAGACGGCACACTGCACGCAAGAGATGGCGAGTTTAGCGGTACGCTCTCTGCCTCAAGACTGAGCGGAAATCTGACCGCCGATCCACAATCTGGTGGATGGCTGAAAGGCTGCGGTATTGATGTAAACAACGGCGCGTTCTATGTTGATCCGTCCGGCAATGTCACTATGAAGGGCAGCATCAATATGGCGGACGGCAGCATTACTTGGGGCAGCGGCAACAGCCCGTGCTTGGTGTTGTATTGCAGTATTGCCGCCTCACCTCCTACCGGGTCATACAACTCGTATCCGTCCAGGGGAAGTACCAGTTGGCACAAGTCTATCAATGACGGAGATCTCTATGCTTCTTATACCTACGATGGCGGAGTGACCTGGACTTCGGCGATTAAGATTCGCGGTGAAGACGGCCAGAATGGTAAAGACGGCCAGGATGGTATGGACGGAAGCGATGCGACCGTCAATGAGCGAAACGTTTTTAATGTTTTGACAAATGGCGGTACAAAGTTTGGCGTTTTTAGTGATTCTTCGACGCGCAAGCTGTATATCAATGCAAGCTATATTCGTGCAGGTCAGATTGACGCCGATTTGATCACTCTTGGCAGTGAGTATGGTGGATTCTGTTGCGCGAGGGGCAGCGACGGCGTGAGTTTTACTTACGGCGCTAAAATGTACGGAAGTGATGATGAATACTACTTTATTGCGACCAACAAAGGTGTGCGTATGCAGGCACCGGATCATGGTTTTACCATTACAAACAATGGTTTGTTTGCTGATGAAGAGATCTCGGTCGGATCTGATAGGAGATTGAAGCAAGCGATCGAGTACAGAATGGACAAGTACGAGAATTTCTTTATGAAGCTGAAACCTACTCAGTATCAGCTAAAAGCTGGAAAGTCTAAGAGACTTCATACTGGATTTATCGCGCAGGACGTTGAGCGTGCATTGTTGGAAAGTGGTTTGACGACGAATGACTTTGCCGGCCTGACAATTACTCCTGTCCAAGAAGTCAATCCCAAAGACGGTATTGATGACGTTTTCTATCGTCTGCGGTATGGGGAGTTTATCTCTTTGAATACCTACATGATTCAAACGCTTTACCGTCGCATCTCCGAACTGGAAGAAAAAATCAAGTCTTTGTAAGGAGGACTATATGAAGGATCAAGTTATGCAGCAACTGGGATTCGTGCTGAATGCGCTGAACAATGTCTATGTAAAAGGCAAGGCGAATTTGGCAAATCTGAGTGGTAGTATCGCCATTCTCGAAGAGGTTGCCGACGTTTTGAACAATGCGGAAATTGTTGAAGCTACTTCAAAATCCGCTGAAAAATAATATTTGAAAGGGCGGTGATAGGTATGAATTGTGATTACAGCCCTTACTCACTTCCTACCATCGACTTTGTGGGAGGATCAACGCAGGAACTTGTGTTCCACACGTTCTTTTCACAAAACAAAAAGCCGTTTGATCTATCCTCCTGTACGGCCAGTTTTGCGTTGATCAATTTTGTCAACAAAAACGGATCACCGCTTATTGCCAAACCGATGGAGGTTAGTAAGAGTGAGGACGGCGACGGAACTGTAACAAATGTTCTGCGTGTGGTGTTGCTGCCAGAGGAAACGGTAGATCTGGTCGGTAAGTTTATCTATCAGATTACTATTCAGGATATCTCAGGGGAAATTGAGATTCCGGATCAGGGTATTATTCGCATTGCGAACAATATCAACAAAAGTTTCCCTCATTAAGCAACAAATAAAATCATTGAGAAAGGATGAGGACGATGAATACGACCTATTTTCTGAATTTGGTGTCAGGCAATGTGTTTGGCTCCAAGAAAACCCCGGCTGTGCCTGAGAAGTATTATCTGGGTCTGAGTAGCGCCGCGCCTGCTCTGGATGGCAGTGGCGTTGTTGAGCCTGGTGATGGCACCGGCTATGCTCGTGTAGAGCTGACTTCTTTGAGCGCCCCTGTTAATGGCGTCGTGACCAACAATGCTGCGATTGATTTTGCGGAGAGCACTTCCGAGTGGGGCACTATGACCCACTTTGTTGTTTACGATGCTCTGACTGGTGGCAACCTGCTGATGTACGGCGAGCTGTCTGCAAGTCGTCGTGTTGAGGCTGCAACCATCATGACCATCAAGCTGGGTTCTCTGAACCTGTCTGTGGTGAACCCGACGGCATAAGGAGCGATAGGAGATGAAGGAGTACGATATTTTCCTGAAACAGCGTTTGACTGAAGGTTCAATCATCGTTTACTCCCTCCCATTTCGTGATGGCGTATCAGCTGTAAACAGAGTAGTTTTGCGGGCGATGCTGTCATATTTCAGTCTGCAAAAGAAAATTGCAGTGGCAAACCAATCTGCTCTGTTGTCGGAGATCGACGAGATGCTGGCTACGGTCAGTGAGAAAATCGGTGATCAAGTTTGTCTGGAAGCGAGCGCCGCACTTACTATCAAGTATCGAAACGAACTGGAGCAGGCAGCGATGAGGCTGGATATCCCAGCTTTCACGCTGTTTGCCCAGAGTTTCTTTGCCTTGGAAAGTCAAATCGGTATCAAAGTTAGCCAGCCGATTGCTTATGCTAAGAGTTCCCTTGGCGATGCGCAGAGTGCAATGGCGATTGTAGCAAAAAGTCTTGCGGAACAAAAGCAAGTCTTTGACACTATTCAAAATCAGACTGTTTTTGGTGCAAATGATCTTGCATTTCGGAAACACGATTTTGAGTCAGGCAGTAGTGCGATCGGTATTGACCAGACAAGCCCGGAGCTGCTTTATCGCTATACAACAGGAATGGAGGCCGCATTTGCGATTGCGGCAAGCATTGGAGAAACAGAGTTCCACTATTCTCTGGGGGACGGTAGCAATGCAATCGGTATTGAGACTTCCGAACCAGAAACCATTGCAGAAAAGAAACTGCAAATTGGTAATGCTATCGAAATGTTCTACGAACTGGTTGTCGAGACGATCAGCTTGTTTGCTGTGTCAAATGATGCAGAGATCCTAATGACACTGAATGCGGGCATGAAGCGCTACCGCCTGTTGTCAGATCTGGACGATAAAACCTTGGCAGAGATCGACGATATGACTCTGGAAGAGTTGGACTTTGTTGTACTTGCTTAGGAAAGGAGTAAGAAAAATGTCACAGGCACATTTGGGTTGTTTTAGCGGGACTGTGACGCCGAATGTCAATATGCTGGATATCTTCAAACAGAATGAGCGTGCGGATAATCCCAATAGCATTTTGAACTTCGGTCAAATGTCGCTGCGGAAGCTCAGTATGATTTGCCCAGAAGGAACGAAAGTGAAAATCAACGGGAAGGAGATCCCACTGATCACTGGTATTTTTGAGCTGGGCATGGATCAGATTAACATTACGTCTCTGGAATTTTCTGAGGCGGTTAATGTCAATATTTACTATATGTTCTGAGAGGAGGCACAATTATGGCTGATTTGAGCTGGATTTCTGCCTTGACTAATCAGGGCGGAGGCGGCGGTTCTTCTGGCGGTGTTTCTGACTATGACCAGTTGAAAAACCGCCCTGTAACAAACATTGCAGGAACCGGAACTGTAATCAGTGCTTTGGAGACCGGTGTTTACAATATCGAAGGTACGTGGAAACTTACACCCGATGATATTGAGCGTGAAACATTGGCTGATGACCTGTTCTATGTAATGAACAATGGCGTGGAAAGCAAACTGACATGGATCAGTGCTGGTCAGATTAAAACCTATGGCGTCCCCGTTGGCGGTACTGCTGCTGATATTACAGAAGGATCTATTGCTACTACTGAGGAAGTAGTACGCGATATGGTAGGAGTATTCTGATTTCGTGCCAGTCGCAAAAGCTGCAAAGAAAATCAATTTCATGCAAACGGGCAACAATCTGGATGCAGAGATGTTTTCTTTACAAATATATCAATCCACAATACGTGAGAAGAAAGGATGAAATGCTATGACTGCAAACTACAAACTCGTGTACCATGGTAACAAGGCTAACCTGCCTGCCGTTCGTGATGCTGGTAGCTTCTACCTGACTGACGACACCCGCGAGCTGTATTTCGGTGACAAGAAGTACGGTGAGGGCGTCCGTCTCTATACCAGCGCTGAGGGTAAGCCTGCCACTCCTGCCGAGGGCGTGATCTATGTCAATACCGATACCGGTGTTGGCGAGGTCTACAATGGCTCCGCTTGGGTTGTTGTGATCAAGGGTTATGCTACCGCTATCGGCGAGAACGCTGATGACAGCACTGTGCCTACAAGCAAGGCTGTGAAGGACTACACCGATGCGAAGGTCGCAGAGGTTGCCGGCATTGTTGATGGTCTGGGCGCTCTGGCAAAGAAGGACGAGGTGAGCGAGACCGAGCTGGAGGCTACCCTAAAGGCCAAGATCAACGGCAAGGCTGAACAGACCGATCTGGACGCCGCCAATGGCAAACTGACCACTCTGATTGGTGCTGATGCCGGTAAGTCTGCCCGTACCATTGCCAATGAGGAGCTGGCTGCCCAGCTGATCCCCGAGAGCGCCAAGGAGTCTCTGAATACTCTGGCCGAGATCGCCGCTTGGATTCAGTCTCACCCCGATGACGCCTCTGCGATGAATCAGGCTATCACCGCCCTGCGGAACCTGGTTGGCACTCTGCCCGAGGGAGCTGTCAGCGACACCGTGGTTGCCTACATCAAGGAGTATACTGACGGCGCTATCGCCGCTCTGAACATCGGTGACTATGCCAAGGCTGCTGACCTGACTGCTGCTATTGGCCGCATCGCTGCTCTGGAGAAGGATACCCACACCCACGCTAACAAGGCTCTGCTCGACACCTACGATCAGACCAACGAGGATCTGAAGGACGCTGTTGCCAAGAAGCACAGCCACGCCAACAAGACCGAACTGGATAAGATCGTTGAGGGCGACAAGGCTAAGTGGGATGCTGCGGCTGCAAAGGCTCACGAGCACGCCAACAAGACCGAGCTGGACAAGATCGCCGAGGGCGACAAGGCTAATCTGGACGCTGTTGTTGCAGCTCTGACTGTCGGTACGTTCTGATCAGGGAATCCGGTAAACTGACCGAGGAGGGAGCGGCTTAGATGCCGCCCCTCCTTTTTCAATTAAAGGAGGTGTACAAATTGTCCCTATTCAACGTAAACCAGACGGTTGCCAGTAAAGCGCGGAATACATCTACGGTTCCGATCAAGGACAAACAATTCCTTATCGTAACTGATTCAGGTGACATCTTTTACGATTCTGACGGAACACGTGTTCAGTTGACGGATATCATCGTCCTGGACACAGAGTCACAACGTCTTGCGCTGACCTCACCGTTCGAGAAGTTCTACTTCGTGAAGGGATCTGGCGCTCTTTGGAGATATAACAACAGCTCATGGGTCAAATATTCCGGTGGTGGAAGTATGTCGGTTGACAAGGTGCTGTCTGTTGCGTCTTGGTCAGACAATAAACAAAATATTGAGATTTCTGGACTGACGGCAGATCAAAACGGCATCGTGGGCTTGTCTCAGAGTGTGTCCATGGAGGAAAGAGAGGCGGCAGAAACCGCCAGCCTTTATGTTTGTGGGCAGCAGGACGGTTCCTTTACTGTCGCCATTGGTGGAGACAAACCTACGTGTGATATCCCGATCACGGTTATTCTGTTCGGTTAAGGAGGGATGAGCTGTGAGCCAAACAACGACGAACTATGGGCTTATCCTGGAAGACGATGCTTCGACAAAATTTAAGGACTGGCGTGAAGCAATCAACGGTGCATCTAATTCCAACTTCATTAAGGTTGATGAGATTTTGGCGGAGAAAGGCGGCAAGAGCGTGAGTATTGAATGTACGCTGATCGCCAGCTCATGGGTAGGGGTAGATGCTCCGTTTACGCAAGAACTGGCCGTCACTAATCTTGGTGCTGCGCAAAACGGTAATATCTCGGTCGCTCATAGCGCAACTTTTGAGCAACGTGAGATGGCACGAGATGCCAAACTCTGCGTAACCGGGCAGTCTGATGGAAAGCTCATTATCTCAGCAGACGGTGAAATGCCCGATATTGATATCCCTGTGGTAATCACTCTCCTGGGATAAAAGAAAAGGAGGATTCAATATGCCTATTCTTGGCAATTTCCCCTCTGGTGGTGGAGGCGGAACAGGCGGTCTGACCCTGGCCGCTGTGACAGATATTCAGACCTTGGCCGCTGCCGGCAAGGTTTATGTGAAGTGGACTGACCCTGACGATCTGGTTGTGGCCGGCTCCACACTGGCAGCATGGGGCGGCACTCTGCTGGTGCGTAAGGCAGGTAGTGCCCCCGTAAGCCGTCGTGATGGTATGGTAGTTTTGGATAGCAAGACTCGCAATGCGTATCAGAACGAATACTTTTGCGATTCTGGCCTGACAGACGGTGTAACCTACTACTACAAGTTCTTTCCCTACACTACGCAGAGTTCCTATACGGATAGTGCGGACGACGAGTTCAGCAAGACGCCCGCTCCTGTGGCAGTTGGCGATGTGTCCAGCATGAGTGCTGTTGCCGCTGGTAATGGCAAGCTGGCACTGAAATGGAATGATCCTTCGGCTACCGTGGTGAACGACGGTGTAACGCTGGCGACTTGGGCGAAGACTACTGTGGTAGTTAAGGCGGGCGGTTATGCTACTGATCCCGACGACGCAGATGCGGCGTATCGGCTGGCGGTAACGACCCGCAATCAGTACGCCAGTAGCCCGTTGACTGTTACCGGCCTGCAAAACGGAGTGACCTATTATGTGTCGTTCTTCCCGACTTCTACAGACGGAGCAGTAAACACGGGTACTGCCAATCGTGTCACTGGCGTACCTAATCGGCTTGCGATCTCTACGGTTCCCAGTCAGAGTGGTAGCCTGACATATTCGGGCAATTCTCAAAGCCCGTCATGGAGCAACTATGATAGCTCCAAAATGACATTGGGTGGAGTTACAAGCGGCATTAACGCTGGAAGCTATAACGCCACCTTTACTCCCAAAGACGATTATTGCTGGTCTGACGGTAGCACATCTGCTAAGACGGTAAGCTGGATTATCGGTAAAGCGGCAGGCTCTTTGAGCCTGAGCGCGACGAGCGTAGTTCTGAATAGTTCAGCAAAAAGCAAAACAGTCATCGTTACCCGTGCCGGCGACGGCGCAATTTCCGCACAAACCAGTGACGCCAGTGTTGCTACGGTTTCTGTCAGCGGGAATGCGGTGACTATCCAAAGCGTGAACGATAAGACTGGTACGGCGAAAATCACTATCAGTGTAGCCGCTGGTACAAACCATACTGCCCCTGGCAGTAAGACGGTCACGGTGTCTGCGGAGTTCCTTCCTGCTGTCGGAACTGCATTGAACGACTGCTCTTGGGAAGATATCAGCAAGATCGCTGCGGCTGGTTTGGCAAGCACATACTGGTCAGTCGGCGCAACAAAGACCATTACCATCAACGGTACAGTTGGAACGCTTTCTCTTTCCAACCTGTCTGTTGATGTTTTTATTTTGGGCTTTGACCACAACAGCTCTGTCGAGGGCATCAACAGGATTCACTTCCAGATTGGTAAGATCAGCAGTAAGTTGATTGGCCTGACTGACAGTGGCTACAATAACTATTATACCAATGGTGCAAAGTATTTCAATATGAACCATTGGGGCAACTATAACTATGGTGGCTGGGCTGGTTGTGACCTGCGTTACGATGTTTTGGGTAGTACCGATGTGCCTCCTTCTGGCTACGGTTCTACTGTAACTACATCCAGAGTTGGTTATAACGCAAGTGCCACTTGTGCTACAAAGCCTGTTGCGAATACGCTGATGGCTGCGCTTCCTGCTGACCTGAGAGCGGTTATGAAGGGCGTTACCAAATACGCCGATGCCGTTGGCAACAGCTCCAATGTGGCTGCGAATGTCAAGGCATTCACCGACTATCTGTTCCTGCTGGCTGAGTTCGAGGTACAGGGTACTCGTTATTATGCTAACCAGTATGAGCAGAACTACCAGAAGCAGTACGCCTATTACTCTTCCGGTAACAGCAGGGTCATGTATAGACACAACGCTACCGGCTCTACGGCGTGGTGGTGGCTCCGCTCTGCTCGTTACACCAACAGTTACAATTTCTGCTTTGTGTACACTGATGGCAGCGCCAGCGCTAGCGGTGCTAGGTATGCGGCTGCGCTCGCGCCCGGCTTTGCTGTCTAATCCTCCGCAGAGTATCCCAATCCATATCCCGCCCATGAAAATGGGCGGGTTCCCCGATAGGACAGATAAGGTAACAGATACGGAGACAAAAAAACAAAAGCTGAGGCGGCGCTTTGCGCCGCCGACGCGATTTTTAGAAAAATGCCCTATAAAATGCTATCACTTAACAGTCTAAATACTGCATACAAAAGCTGAAAATAGCACTAAAATATTTATGTGCAGGTAAGTGGGAGGTTGAGTATGGCATCAAACAAACGTGTTTTCACGCTACGTCTATCTGATGAGGTGTTTGATAAGATTGGTGCGCTGGCGACAAAACAGCATCGCTCCATGACAAACTACATAGAGTTTGTGCTTTTGAAACATCTGGAAGAAGTCGAAAAAGCGGAGGGAGCGATTACTGCTAATCAAACTAAGTCAGATGAATAGGGCAAAAGACCATTCACCAGAGAGGTAAAAGAATGTCTGTATTGAAAGCAAGGCGGACTACGAGTAAGGCTGAGTATGTCAATACTGCTAACCAAATCTATGTAGAAACGCTGAATTTTCTCACAAGGATGTCTGCACGGTATTCCAGACTTTTGGCCGAACCTGTGGCTAAGTTGGCTGGAGAAGTAGTGGATCATGCTGAGAAAGCGAACAGTATTTTCCCATCAGACGCTCAGAGAATTGAGTTACGCAAAGCGCATTTGCTGGAAGCAAGAGCTTCCTTAAAAGCACTGGATGTCAGACTTACGCATTGCTATCTCGTGATAATGCAGAACCCCGAGGGAGGTTTTACAACTTCTAAGGGAAATTCAGTATCTCCGAAGGAGGCAACGGAAAAGTTAGACAGAATGGCTGCAAGTCTTGGGGAAATGATTGACAACGAAGATGAGTTGATCAAAGGGACTCTGAAATCGTTAGGGCAAATCAAAAAGAGCTAAATCTTTATTGGGTGTATTTCTGAAAACGTGTCCTTGGTGTTTTCGCCGCCTTTGGCGGCGTGGTGGTGGCTCCGCTCTGCTAATTACAACAACAATAACAATTTCTGCAATGTGAACACTGATGGCAGCGCCAACAATAACAATGCAAGGAATGCGGCTGCGCTCGCGCCCGGATTTTGCGATGCGGGGTCACATGGAGTAACCGATAGGTGAAAGACGACCCTCGCAAAAGGAGAGATACTTCCCTGGGTGAAAATCCCTAAAACTGCCCTTTGACGACCTTACACGGACGCTGCTTGCATGGCGGGGTACTTGCGCTATCCTCGTTTCATGTGTCGGGTCAAAGTAGTTTAGATGCGCACCTACAAGACAACTATGCGGAGGGCGAACACTTTTTATGACAAGCGAAGAACGCCGAGAGGCAAGATATCATCGCAGGAAATCAAAGCGACGAGCAAACAGACTGAAACGAAGCAAAGAAGTCGGTACACTTCAAGATGTTTTCAACTATCACGATATGTTCTTCTATGGGAGAAAATGTTGTACGGGTGTCCGTTGGAAACAGAGTACGCAAAACTTTGAGCTTCACTTATTTTCTGGAACAGCCAAGAGACGGCGTGAAGTTTTGGACGGTAAGTGGAAACAAAAGAAATGCGCACATTTCACCATTTCTGAGCGTGGAAAAGTGCGACCGATTGATGCCCCGCACATCGACGATAGGCAGATTCATAAGGTTTTTACAAATGAAGTCCTCATTCCCCTTTATCATCCGGGTATGATTTGCGACAACGGAGCCAGTCAGAGAGGTAAGGGACTACATTGGCATTTCCGTAGGGTAACACAACAGCTTGCATGGCATTACCGACGCTATGGAAGAGAAGGGGGCATATTCCTTCTTGACTTGAAGAGCTTCTTTCCGAATGCTAACAGAGATATCATCTATCGTCGGCATCAGCAAGTAATGTTTGACCCGCAGATTCGGGCAGTAGCAGACGCGATTATTGACTATGCGCCTTATGGCAATGCACCTGGTAGAGGTATGCCTTTGGGCGTGGAGCCGAGCCAGCAGGAGATGGTGTCTCTTCCAAGTGCGATTGACAACTATATCAAATGCCAGCTTGGTCTTCACTGTGCCGGTCACTACATGGATGACTACTATGTTATTTACCATGATATTGAAGAACTGAAACAGATAGCAAGAGATATTGTTAAAAAGTTTGAGTCTTTCGGTATTAGGGTGAATAAGAAAAAGTGCAAAATCATTCCGCTTACAAAGCCGTTTAGGTTTTGTAAGGCTCGTTTCACATTGACGGAAACCGGAGCAATCAAGATCAATGGTAGCCGTGATGGTGTGAAGCGTGCAAGGCGTAAGTTGAAAATGTTCCATAGGGAATATCTTGCTGGCAGGAAAACACTTTTCGAGATAGATCAATATATGGAATGCCAGACTGCGTACTACAGGCATTTTGACGATCACGGCAGGTTGTTACGGTTGAGGCGGCTGCACTATGCCATGTTTAATCGGTATAGAGAGCAAGAACAACTAAAGAAGTCCGCGTAAAAAATAACTAACAGATTACACTCGAAGCAAGTCTTCGGGTGTTTTCTTATTTGGAGGTATATCACGGTGAACCACAATAGCTATATCACAGTAAAAAGAGCAAAGTTCAAGACTATTAGCGGCGAAGTAAATATCCCATACGGCACGAAGCTGGAAGTGGGTGGAAATGTTTTGCTGCACAACGGGAAACCGGTATGTGCCGTGTTCAGTGATTGCGCATATGAGTTCTTTGCGCAAAACGACGATGGACAAGGGCTTCTGCGTGGAAAACTCATTCAAACCATCAAGTCTACACTTGCAAAGCATGATAAGGCACATCAGGACAGATGGGATAAGATTTGGGATGATCCTCGCTGCCAGCAGTACAAGTGCAGTGATCGTGATGATTTCTGGCTTTGGAACCACGATTTCTATAATGCTGAAATCGAAGATCTGAAACATATCGCCAAGTTGATTGGTGCAAAGGAGGTCAAGTAATGTATCGGATTATCAAAATTGACGGGACGGAATTGGGTATTACCGATTCTGTCAACTACATTCGTTATGGTGATGGCGGATGTTTTACTACAGCAACTCGTAAAGATGCTATCGGTGTGGCATTCAAGAGCGTGGCCTATAACCTGGTTGGGCATGAAGATATTGAGGGTGCCGATACTGTCGTTGTCTCAGAGATCGACGGTGGGCAAGAACTCAAAAGCCATCAGACTACCATCGAAGGTCTGATTCGGACAATTTTGGAGGGCTGAGAGATGAAGGATAAACTGAGAGAAATGTATGAAAATGGCCTGCGCGGAATCGAACCCTCCATTTCAGCGAACGGCCTTCTGAAGGCCGTTGCGAATGGTTGGATCACGACCGAAGATGCAGTGGAAATCCTTGGCAGTGACAATGCCTTGGAAACTGTACGTGCAGCGAAACTCTTGGAAATTTCCAAGGCTTGCAACGCGGTCATCGTAGCCGGCGTAGACGTACCTATCGGGGATCGCCGTGACCACTTCAATCTGAAACTGGAGGATCAGAGTAATATCAACAATCTGTTCCGCGTGGTTGAGCTTGGGGGTACTGAGTTCCCATATCAGGCCGATGATGGAACCTGCACGGTGTATTCTGCTACCGAGATTGCTCAGATTTACGTTGCGGCTCAGACGCTGATTACTGGTCAAACGGCATATCACAATGCTCTCAAGAGCTATGTCAATGCCATGACTGACGCTGAGGAGATCGCTGCTGTGCAGTATGGTATGGATCTGCCCGAACCCTATGCTGCGGCTTTGTCTGAGAAGATGGCAGTAGCCCAGGCTCAGATGGAAGCTATCATGCAAAAGCTGGGCGGTGCCGCATGAGCAGCGTTGAGCTGATTGCGGAACTAACCGACATCTGCATTCGTCAGGCTGAGATCATTAAGGCACAAGCCTTTATGTTGGCACAGTTTGGCGCTGAGGTCAAAGAGGAAGAGGCGCTGCGGGAACAAAACCGGCTGAAAGAAATTGCCGGAGAATGGGAGTAAGATAAGCATGGAGCGAAAACGAATTGGGAAGTGGGTGCTTTCTGTTCTGCTCTGGTTTTGGACTGGCGGTGTGTATTTCTTCGGCGAGGTCATCTGGAAGACTTCTCAGGGTAGGCCAGAAACGATCAGCTGGACGATGTTTACGTTGGCGATTATTCTGGCCGTCCCCCTGGAACGCTTCGGAGCAGAGCTTCCCTGGGGAATGCCGCTGGTAGGGCAGGCGTGTATCTGTGCTGCCGCGATTACAGCGTTAGAGTTCGTTACCGGACTTGTTTTGAATGTGTGGCTTGGTTTGGGAGTGTGGGATTACTCGCACTTGGCCGGGAACATCCTGGGACAAATCTGCCCGCAGTTTACTTTGCTGTGGCTCGTCCTATCCGTTGTGGGTATTGTCATACTGGACTGGATGAGGTATGCGGTAGAGGGTGGAGAGAAGCCCCGCTACACATAACAGAATAAAACAGCTATTTGCTAACCATTTTTAAGAGCCGTACCTAAAAAAGGTGCGGCTCTTTCTTCATACGAAAAAGGAGGTGAGAGTTATGGGACGGAAGACGAGACAAAACAAGATCACCAGCCCGGAATTGATCGCCCAGATCAACCCGAAGAACATTCGGCTGATGAACGATTTTCTGGAATACCTGCGGAGTATCGGCAAGGCGGATTCCACCGTTAAGGCATATACGAGCGATTTGTATATTTTCTTCGTGTGGGTACTCCAAAATGCGGACAACAAGTATTTCCCGGAGATTAGCAAGCGTGACATCATCTCGTACCAAAACTGGCTGTTGCAGAACAACGAGAACTCTCCCGCCCGTGTGCGCCGGCTGAAGAGTACGTTGTCATCTTTGAGCAACTACATCGAAGCAATCTTGGATGACGAGCTTCCCAACTTCCGGTCAATCGTCCGCAAGATCGAGAACCCGGTAAATGAGCCGACCAGAGAGAAGACGGTGCTGACCGACGAACAGGCCGATCAACTCTTGGACTATCTGATGGAGCGCGGGCAGTACGAGAAAGCTTGCTGCTTCGCTTTGGCGCGGTATTCTGGACGGCGCAAGTCTGAGCTGACGCGATTCAAAGTGTCGTACTTCGACGACGAGAATATCATCTATGGCACGTTTTACAAAACGCCTGAGAAAGTCAGAACGAAGGGCAAGGGCGTCAATGGAAAAATGCTTACCTGCTATGTGCTGGCAAAGCCTTTCAAGCCCTACTTCGATGCGTGGATGGCGAAGCGGGCAGATCTGGGTATCGAAAGTGAGTGGCTGTTCCCTGACAGGGACGATCCTACGAAGACGGTGCCTATCTCTACGCTGAACAGCTGGGCGGAGACCTTCTCCAATATTCTGGGTATCCCTGTGTATTGGCATAGTCTCCGGCACTTCTTTACGACTTCACTTGCCAAGGCAAACCTGCCCGATTCTGTGATCAAGACCATCATTGGATGGGAGAGCTTGGAAATGGTGGATATCTACAAGGATATCGACGATGAGGACGAAATCGGCAAGTATTGCATGAACGGTGAAATCGTCGGGCAGAAGCAAGCCGCGCTTTCTGATCTGTAAGGAGGTGCGAGATGAACGAACTGACAATTCATGACTACCTTCAAAAGAAGGGATTGAGTGAGTATGGGATCGCTGGGTTGATGGGCAACTTGTTTGCCGAAAGCGGCCTTAATCCTCGAAATTTGCAGAACAGTTATGAAAACGTCCTTGGCATGAATGACAATGCTTATGTAGCTGCTGTGGATAACGGTACCTACACAAATTTCGTGCAGGACAAGGCTGGCTTTGGCCTTGCTCAGTGGACGTTTTGGACTCGGAAGCAAGCCCTGCTGGATTTTGCTAAGGCGTCTGGAAAATCTATCGGCGATCTCATTATGCAGCTGGATTTTCTTTGGAAAGAGCTGTCCGGGAGCTACCCCGGCGTGCTGGCGGTGCTGCGGGCGGCAACCTCTGTATTGGGGGCTTCCAATGCCGTGCTGCTGAACTTTGAGAAGCCGGCAAACCAGAGTAAGGATGTTCAGAAGAAGCGTGCTGAGTATGGGCAGCGGTACTATGACCAGTTTGCCTCACAGACTGTTCCTGCGTCCGACTCTGATTTGGAACAGTTCAGAAAACTCTTTCAGGAAATGAGAGCTGAACTGCAGGACAACGACTGCGGCCAGTGGAGCGCTGAGGCGCGGCAGTGGGCGTTGGATATGGGTTTGATTACCGGCAACGGGACTGTCATCAATGGTGAACCCAACTATATGTGGCAAGACCTTGTTACCCGTGAACAGTTCGTGACGGTGCTCTACCGTCTTGCTCAAATCATGGGGTCGCCGGCATGAAAAGTATCTACGGTTAGTAACGAAAATATCTGACCGTTCGGAAATAAAGAGGTGAACTTCAATGGTCGATATCAACAACATTGTATCCCGTGGTGGGTACCTGGTGGATGGCGTGACAGGAGAGAAAGTCCTGTTCTATGAGTGCGATCCCAGAAAAAACACGGAATGTAATCGTGAAATGTGTCGGGGTGGCGGGGCAGAGGATGAGGGTGGCTTCGGGTTCTGCTCTAAGACACTCGATCCGCGTTTCCGTAAAGACGGCGGTAAGGCTTGGTATGCTGTGCTGAAGACATCAGAGGACGGCGGCGAGCCTTACTGGGGCAGAGAATACGTGGAGGTGGTTTGAAGTGATGACAGTTCAAGAATGTATTCAGTACGTTGAAAGCCATCTGGAGATCCGCCCTGCGACGGATAACGGAGCTTATACCAGCGGAAGAACGATCAAGCCTGCTGGCTGCGTAAACCATTCTGTTGGCTGCGCCCAACCTTCTGTCGATGTGTTTTTCAACACGATGAACAAGTCCAGTGCGGGCTGGGGTGTTAATGCTCTCCTTGGTGACTTCCATAAGGGCGAAGGACGAATTATTCTCGCTTTGCAATGGAATGGTCGCCCGTGGGGATGCGGTTCCGGCAGTAAGGGTTCGTGGAATAACACGAAGGTGCAGTGGGAGATTTGCGAACCCGCAGGCCACACCTATGCTGGCGGCACGATGGTCGGATACGACGTGGCGAAAAACCAGGGCTATTTCGACCGGATGTGGAAAATGGTCGTGGCATGGAATGTCTATATGGTCAAGAAATTCGGATATCCGATTTCTGGGATCAGCGATCATGCAGAGTCATATCGTGCCGGCTACGGCTCTAACCATGGCGACGTGGGGCAGTGGTGGCCGAAGCATGGCAAGAGCATGGATGCTCTGCGGAAGGAAGTTCAGGAAATTCTCAATGGCGAAACGGAGGATGATGACATGGATGTAACACGTTTCAAAGAACTCTGGGGCGAAATGCGTAAGGAACTCCAGGACAATGACGCAAGCGCATACAGCGCAGAAGCACGCGAGTGGGCAACGAAGAATGGCCTGATCGCCGGCAATGGTACAGCCGTCAATGGCGAGCCGAATTGTATGTGGGGCGACATTTTGACCCGCGAGCAGTTCGTCACCGTTCTTTATCGTTGGACTCAGATGATGGGCAAGGCGTAAAATGACCATCTCAATCGAGCGTGGTAAGAAGAAAAGCAAGCCGAAATCGAAGAGGCCACGCCTTGGATTTACCAACTGGCTTGCTGTATGTATCATGATTTTCCTTGCCGCTGGATTGGCCGGCGGCTTTTACCTTGCTCGACTGAGTATCGTATATGGGTATACTGGGGCACTGGCTTGCTACACAGCAGCTTTTGCCCCGATAGGAACTGCCTGCAGTATTGTGCTCAGTAAAATTGTACACAAGAGCGAGGTAGAAAACTCTGGTGCTGATGGAGAAGGAATTAAATTCGCAACTGCTAAAGCACACAATTTTTGTGAGGACGGCATAGAGGGCAGCAAAGAAAGCCCTGCAATATAAAAAAAGGAGGATAGAGTGCTATGGATTCTGAATGGGTACGACTGATTGTATCGGTGTTGTCTGGTCTTGCCGCAACCATCCCGCTGGCAATCCAGCTGGTGAAGTATGTGCGGAAAACGATCCAGGACAAAAACTGGCCGGAAGTTGTTAAGCTCGTTACCAGTTACATGGAACGCGCCGAGACGATGTTCGAGAAGGGTGCAGATCGGAAGGAATGGGTCATGGCTATGGTTAAGGCTTCTGCCGATACTGTAAATTATGATCTCGATATGGACAAGATTTCCGATCTGATTGACAGTCTGTGCGATATGAGCAAGATTGTCAACGGTACCTCCAATACGGCGCGATAAGCACTTTGGAGGGACATGACATGAACATGGGAGAGATCTTGGGATGGAGCGGCGGGACGCTCCTTTTGCTTATGACCTTTGTTCAGATTGCCCCGATCAAGGTAAATCCTTGGTCATGGTTGTCAAAGAAGATTGGCAGAGCAATCAACGGTGAGGTGTTGAATGAGATCGCCGACATCAAAAAGGAACAACGTGAGACACATGACAAGCTCGAAAAACATATTCAGGACGATGATGAGCGAGATGCGAGTATGCACCGCCAGCGTATTCTGCGGTTCAACATTGAGCTTATGAGGGGCGAGAACTTTACACATGAGTGTTTTAATGATATGCTCCTTGACATCGACGAGTATGAGAGATTCTGTGAAACACACCCCGGATATAAGAACAACCGAGCGGTCATGGCTATTGCCAACATTAAGCGAGTATACCAAGACCATGAGGAAAACGGTGGGTTCCTTGTATGAATGAAGAGGGGTACAGAAATGTACCCCTCTTTTTTTTGCTAATAGTCTCTATTTGACATGGGTGGTATTGGTGTGTATAATATATATGATATGCACAAACCACGAAGCCTATCTGAGGTTTTAAGGTGTTACCACAAATTTTACCACATTTGACTATCACAAGATAAAACAAGATAAAAGCAAAATGGGTAAAAAAGTTTTGGATTTCATGTGAAATGTGAGGTAATAAAGCATAATAAGACAAGATAGAGCATACCGTGAATTGTTCCCCACAATGAAGCCGCTTGGAGAGTAATACTTGAAAAATGTTCTGAAAGTGGTTAAAACAAGGAAAAACGCCTGTTTTAAGAGCGAAAAGTTGTAGTATTTGAGAAGCGATTTTCATTTTACCACAGCTTTACCACATTTGCCGAACATACCGCGGTTTTACCCCGGTGGGGGCCAAAAAATGGCGCATTATGTGGATGAAGTTTCCTGTTGACAAAACAGAGAAATCCGCCTATAATGATAATAGAAACAGTAATGTTTCCGGTGTGAGAGCACCGTAAAAAGTTGTGCTGGGAGTGGGACAGGATAAAAACCCACGCCGAATGACATCTTAACTGGGTGTCGCGTCCGGCAGCGGGAATTAACTGCTGTAGTCCATGCGGGGGACTTAATTATTTCCGCACCAATAGACGCTTTAACTGGGCGTCGCGGCTGACAACCAGCAGAAAACTCTCTACTCAAGCAGCTAAGGAGGAATAGCGTTGGCTATTCCTCCTTTTCTATGATTATGTTTGTCGAAAGAGGCAGAGATATGGATACAAAAAATATCAAGGACGAACAGATCCGCAAGCAAATCATAACTGCCTCAGAAGTGTATCGGGACAAACTCGCTGGTAGAGTTTTCTTATATGTGTATGGAGAATCTTACTTTGAAGTAGTTTTTCCGACAGATCGCTTCAGACACTTGACTGGCGTAAATTCTTCTATCAGTGCTCAAGAATTTTATGACAAAGCAAAAAGTTCAATGCTGTCTGCTGGTCAGATCTTCTATGACAGGGAGCATACATACAGAGGTGCGAAGAGAAAACTTCCGTGCTTGACGATGTTGCCCGCACTGACAAATAATGTTGTATGCGTTGTAAAAGATATGAAGACTGTCACCCTTACTTACAAAATCGGTGTAACCAATTTAGATTTTACGATTGGTTTGTCTGAGAATCTTGATTTGGAAGGAAATAAGATAAACGATTGGTTTTTACCCAGAACATTGCGCGTGAAGGATAAAGCGATTGAGAGTAGCGCTGACGCGGAGTTCATTGATTTTATCTTTTCTAAGGATGCTTCTGTGGACAAGTATTCTACAATGACATACGCTGATAAAGATAAAAAGCCTCCATTGGTTATCAAAGATTTTCTTTCTGATGATCTTGTGAAGTATCTATATTGACAAAGTTGCGACTAATCGAATGTTGGTTCTTTTACCAGGGAGTTGGCTTGCGGGCTGACTCCCTATTTTTTTTGACAAGAAAACAAAGATAGGGTGCAGATTTCCACAACGGATTTCTGTACCCTATCTTTTTTTTGCCAGCGGAGCCACTGGGCAACGCAGGAGCGGCGATTAAATTGTTCGGGGGTAAGTTTTACCTTTAAGATTTGAAGCGCTTAGAGAGGCTGTAAATAGCTTTTACAAAGGTTTGTTAAATCTGGTACATTTGCAGTGTCCATAGGGATCGCTATGCCTCAACCAATAGCTGCTAACCTCAACGGTGCGTCCACAATTCTGGCAGAGGCATTTCCAGCGAGTTTCATTACCTTTGATCCTCTCGTTTTTTACCGGCTCGATTACTTTAAGAAAGCCGAACGTCTGATTTGTAAGGTCATGCTTGATCTGAGATCGGGCGCAACCGCAGGATCTGGTTTTTCCATTGCGGAGACTATCGGAGAGGACAGACACGATGTTTCCGCATTTGCATTCGCAAACCCATTTCGCTTTACCTGGTTTTGAGTCTGGATCTTTCTCTATTACTTTCAACTTGCCAAATGTTTTGCCCCTCAAATCAATGAGGGTGGGAGAGGGAGTATGCCGAAGACAGCCGCATGATTTTGTACTATTGGTTCGTAGCAGATTTGTAGAGGACACGACAACGGTATTGCCGCACTCACACTGGCACAACCACATAGGACGGCCTGGTTTTCTGTCCTCAACCCTTTTTATAACGGTCAGCATATCGAATGTGCGGTCAGTAAGGTCTATCAGCTTTCCCATTGAAATCCTCCTCAAGAGATCTTGATTTTTCCTTCGAGGTTGGAGAAAGATTCTTTCTTCTTTTCCTTCGTAGCTTCGGCATAGATGTTCATGGTAGTTTCAATATCAGCATGACCCATGATTTCCTGAATGACTTTAATATTTCGCTCGTTCTCACAAAACCGCGTACAGAAAGTATGACGCAGATTATGAGCAGAAAAGTGACGAATCAATACAGGATCTCGCCCCTCTTGATCGGCCAGCACCGTTTCATCTTCGATGTAGGCGGCACAAATGCGGTCAATAGCTCGGTTGACACTATGAGGAGAGAGAGGGTCGCCGTAGCGGTTTTGGAAGATGAATCCAGTATACCCATCAACAACGGATTCATTGAACCCGACTATCTTTTGTGTTTCCCATTCTGCTTGCAGAGCGGCTTTGACCTCTGACAACATAGGCACAATACGGACGCCGGCGCTTGTTTTTGGTGTTACGATATGGAAACGTGCCTTTTCGTCTTCCTCATACTTTCGGTAGACCATATTGTGGTTGATACTGATGATCCCTTCGTCAAAGTCGCAGTCCTCCCAGCGCAGGCCAATGACTTCACCAATGCGGCAACCAGTTCCCAGAAGAACAGTAAAGAGCGGAAGCCAGTGGTTATAAATTTTACTGCTTTTAATATAGTCGATGAAAGCTGCCTGCTCTGCTTTAGTCAGAGCGTGACGCTTTGGCTTTTCCCAATTGTTGCTTTTCTTGATTTCTGCCATAGCGCCGGTGGCGGGATTGATACGGATATAACCATCACGCACGGCCATCGTAAAGACAGGGTGGATGATGGTGTGAATGATTTCCATGGAATTGGGCTTAAATCCACGCTCTCTTATGAGGCGGTTATAGTAAGCCTTGACATCTGAATACTTAATGCTTGAGATTTTCTTCTTGCCAATATCGTCTTGGACATACTTCTTGTACATATAGAGATAGTTGGCGCGGGTGGATTGTTTCAGCTCTGGCTTATTGGAAATATAGAGATTGAAGAGGTCGTTCAAAGTTGCCCTGTTTTCTACGGTAGCTTTGATACCATCTTCAAGGTCACGGATGATTTTCCGCTCCTTTTCTCTAAGGCTGAGATCGTCCTTACAACCAGGAGGGAGGCGGTCAGTTGGCACAAGTCGCCTACTGTATACATCGTGCCGGTTGCCATCTGCGTCGGTGTAGGTGAAACGATAGCTGCCGTCTTTGCGCTGGGTTTCACCGTCTTTAAGGATACGGCCTTTATTGTCTGTTCGTTTCTGGCCGGCCATGACTGTCTCTCCTTTCGTAAGATTTAAGAAAATAAATTCACTCTACAATTACATGATAAATCAAAGAGCGAAATTCGTCAAGGGATAAAACCGCTGAAAAGTTACTTTTGAAATTTAGCGTTGATTTTATTCGTGCGTTAGTTTACAATTAAGATAATAGGGGAGGGGAATCCCATGATGACAGAGAAGATCCGTATTGCCTTAATCAAGCAGAATAGGAGCGTAAAAGACCTTGCTGCCGCCATAGGCTGTACCTCTCAAAATCTGAGCGGAAAGTTCAAGCGGGACAACTTCAGCGAAAAGGAATTGGCGGAGATCGCTGAGGCACTTGGATACCGATATGAAGGTAAATTCATCAACAAAGAAACCGGGGAAGAGATATAAAACATATGTTCGAGTTCTAAAGCTTTATAAACGGGGTGCAGCGCACCCCGTTTTTTTTACGCAATAATAACTGCCTGAATTGATCCTGCCTCATCTACAAAAGATGATTTGGCCGCAATGACAGGGCGATTAACTGCCTCTGCCCACGGGTTCACATAGAGACCAACATCGCCGTACTTTTCCTGGATCTCCTGCAAGTCTCTAATGATTTCAGAAATCTTTGCTGCTCTGTGTTCACCTTTTGTCTGACTCGGCGGTATAGTCGTAATTTCGCCTGTTCCATTACACATACTGCATTTTCTAATGCCACGAACCCCAGGAGCGATAGCAACATATCCCGTCCCATTACACTCATCGCATTTCAAAATCGACACCCCATTTATAGACTTATTTTTCTGTAAAATGTCTATCATTGCGTCCAGTTCGGCATCTGAAATGGCTGGCACCCTATCCCATGCGGGTGTTGCTCTAACCATCTTCAGGTATTCAATAATTCCCATAAAATAACCTTCCATTGACAAAGATAAGATTCGGTATTACAATACTCTACAGATTCCTCCATACATTAGCAATCCTGCCCAAGACAGTGCAAACATCCATTTGGCTGATATCTGTTCCCAGTAGTGCAGACACATAGTTTAGGATATTATTTTTCAAAAAAACTCACCTCTTTTCAGGAGTTGGTATGATGTTAAGTGCAAAGCAATGTGAATTGGCAAGAGTAATGACTAAGGACACCACCTCTGATATCCAAATGAATGCGGAGTATCAAACAATGTCCGACGCTGACAAGACCATAGCGGCGGATCAGATCGATGTCTTACTTAAAGCACACAATATGCCGTTTGATAAAGGGATTGGCCTGTTACAAGATGATTTTGCAAAGGTCGCAAAAAAGTTCCAGATAAGCCCAGCTACATTGTTTTGCATCTACATGGCAAGTAAGAATAAATGATTTTTTAGCTCCCGTTAAATGCGGGAGCTATTTTTTTACATTGCCAGCGCATCATCAATGTCAATGGAGTTACCAGGTTTTAGAGAAGGGAAGAGGGCGTTGTTGATGTCGGCAATCCAACCGTTCTCACTGTTGCCAATGCCTACGATATTGCTGTTCTTGATCCGTTCTACATACTCCGCATTTGGAAATAGGTTTTTGATCGCCTTAATAGCTTCAACTTCCTGTTCAGAAGCGGAGTTCTTTTTCCATCTCTCGATAATTTCTAAGCAGGCATCTACATCTCTATTAAGTAATTCGATAGAGCGTTTGTAGTCTATTTCCTCCATTCGCTGCACCCTCCGTTATATTTCCATACACAACGGTCACATAAGCCAAAACACCATTTCTTTCTAAGCTTGATCAAAATCTTTGGCATTCCTTTTAGCCTCCAATTTTTCTTTTTGCTTTCTTTGCCAAGCTCTGAACTTGGTTATGTATGGCTCTGGAATTTCGTACCCTTCTAAACTTGCAGAGTACATGAGTTTTTCTGGATCTTCTAAGACCATATCAATGACAGCCATCATACCCTTCCAGTTATTCATGCTGTACATTTTGAAACCATCTCCGATTTTTTCAATTCCATCCTTTAGATCCCGTAAGGCTTTGCGGTAAACTGGATAGTAATGAAGCGGGAGACCATTATCTATGGCATTTTTCTGCTCAGGAAGATAGGTATTGAAGTATTCTTTTAAGTAATCTCTTGCAATACAGAGCGTGGCGCGGCGATCATTGAGATAAGCATCCGGCTCTTCATCAATCATTTTCTGCAAATCATCAAGGAGGTCTTGTGGTTTCCATGGCCGAGCCTCTATATGACCTTTAATCATCATATTCCTCGTCCTCCATAACAGCTTTATTCCATGTGTCAACTGCGCATCTGAGTGCTCTTTCTGGATGTGCTTTCCCCTCAGTTACTTTAAGGTGCGCCCGTCCAAGGAATGGCTTGCACTTTAAGGTAGCCCAACATCCGTGTCCGGCAATTCCTTTGAGAGACACGGATGGGGTTCTGCCGCAAACGGGGCAGGGGAGAATGGTAACATCAACTTGAGATTGCATCAACATACTCTTTCACCTTCTTCACATTCCAGAAGACACGCTTTCCAAACTGAATACGGGCTTCAGCAGCCTCGCCAATCTGTATGGCAGAATACCGGCCACAACTCAACATGGCCTGAAGCTCGTCAGTGTTGATTGTGATTTTGCTCTGGGTGTCTACGTTATTGAATTGCTTTGTTGCTCTCATGGTTATTCTCCTCGATCATCATGATCGGCTTTGCCATGCCTACTTTTTTCTTTGGGTGGAAAATGCTGCTTGCGGTATTTACGGACTTCTTTACACTGGTTGCAGTTATGGCGATTTTTGCAGCACCAGCAGCCGTCTACAATGCCGTACCAAAACCAAGCTGGCATTTGCGGAGCCTTATGTTTTCTCTTTCCCATCTCGCCCTCCGTCAGAAGCAGATATACTTTCTCGGAGAACTAAGCACATCTTGGATTAGTGCGGCGTCAGTAACTTCACGGATGCCATAGACATCAAGCCAGGTTATCCGGTCTTTGAAGCGCTTGCGGGCTTCACGGGCATTCTTGGCTCGGACATAATACCAGTTCGTACCCACGTCGGTTTTACGGTATCCAGCGTTGACAGCGAAGAGCTTCATGCCTTCGCTTAGGACAAGAGGCGGGCGCTCGTATATTTTGCACATATGAAAGCCTCGTTTCATTCGGAAATAATGTCCAGCCCATCAACAGCATAGCCGCCAGATTTCCCTTCCAGCTTTACAACGAGAGTGCCACAGCACATCCACGGCTCTGATGCTACCGTCCAGATGCGACTTTTATTTTCCGCACTCACATAATACTTGTTGTTCATTACAACTTTGTCACCAGGCTTCATGCTAAACGCTCCTTTCATTTGTCAAACCGAAACCGTTTTCCATGCTCTCGCAAAGCTCGTCGGTGCAATCATTTCCATAATCCAGCTCTTCAAGAGAATAGCCGTTTCCACATCTCAGTCCCTGCATGGATGTGTCGAAGCCCTGATTTTCCAGCCACGCTTCTACTACTTGCATTTCTTTGTTTGCTGTAGCGTGAAGGTGAGCGATGCGGTGCATTTTTTGGCGGATATACTTGGGGATTTTTATTGCTGCCATCTCAACCTCTCTTTTCGTCGTCAGAAATCTTTTTGCACACAGGCTGAATGTATTCCATGAAGACCTGCACAATTTTCTTGGCGTTGGTCGTGAAGTCTTTTTGAATACAGCTCCAGAGATCATAGTCGTCACAGGTCTCCATAGACGTGACCTCGAACTTTCGCTCTAAGGCATCGTGGACATCTCGCTCGTTGCTCTGATAGCAACAGTCTTTGATTTCGTCCATATCGAATACGGGGTTTCCCAAACGATCTGTCTCTGAGAAATCAACGCCCCAAGCCTCCATGAGTTCTTTTACAGCCTCAAAGGTGGCTTCTTCGTTGATAACGCACGGGCTGGCGAGTTTATCCAGCAAATAGCCGGAGTCTAACCTTGCCATGAGGTGCATAAAGCTCTCGCTCTTGTGCGTAGGAACCCAACCGTAGGCGTAGTTTCCGCAGTCGGATGTAATGGACAGCTCATACCGTTCGAGATCGAAGTTAAAAACTGCCCAGAGGCAAGACCCATAGTCAGGGTCGCCTCTTTCTTGGCAGAAATAAAGGGAAATGAGCGGCGGGGTTCTGGTTGAAACCTTAGCCATTCTGTTCGCTCCTTTCTGATGAAGTGGTGTCTGCGTAGAGACTGACCGCCGGGGTAAGATGAAAAAACTCAGTATGGCTTCCTACATCAAAAATGGTGACGCCGTTGTGATTCCAAGTACGGGTGTAATAGATTTTGAAATTGCGCTCGGCGCAGAACGCATGGATCAGCAAAAACGCCTCATCCAAAATATCCTGGTCGGATTTGGGCTGGCCTGCTTCGTTCAGATCACGGATCTCGGCAATCTTTTTGGATCGCCCATGATACCCCTTGAATTTGAGAGTATGGGTTTTCATCTTTGTCACCTCAGATTGATTTACTTTGTTGCTATTAACGGAAAATGACTACCATGCTGGGGAATGGTGCGGAGTTCTTTCCGTCTCCAAATTTCAGCCGGCCACGTATGAAGCGGACTTCCACATTGGGTTTCTGATAGATGTAATCGTGAAAGTAGGCTGTGTCTGTACGGGCCGGGATAAGCAGTACCACGGTGGTGTCAGGCTGCTTGGCCTCTTCGGAGCATTTCTTCACCCAGTCTTTGATAGCCCTGCCATACGGTGGATTGCAGAAGACCGTCTGCCCCCCCCACGGCTGTCTCAGTCCGTCGTCTGCTACGGTAAAGTACCGGTCGCACTTGTGATTGGACTTATCAGCGCAGGGATCGAGGGTGAAGTGAAACTCCGAATCCAGTTGGTCAAAGAACGCCTGCGGCGTCGCCCAGTCCATAGCCCTGGACGAGAACATGACTTCTGTATTCATTTTATTTCACCTCATAATTTGTGTCTATATAAGAACGGTTTGATCCGTGACTTGGTTGCTGTCGGTAATTTTTACCTGCATATCATCTGTTACCGGAATACGCATTTGTGCGTAACCAGAGGATGAGAACGGCATGAACCCACCAATCCGATACTTGTCACATACCAACTCATCGCCGTCAAAACGGAAAGAGTTGCCATGAGCGTCACGATAGGTTAGCTCACGATTGCAGGTTGACAGCTTCGCATATTTCCCACGATAATCAGGAGCCTTCAGCTCATAATCTGGGAACGCCTTGATGAAAGCGCTATACTGCTCTGGGAATAATTTGGACAACTGGTGGAGAAAGATCGGGATGGTTTCTGTTTGATAGCTCTCAATCTCTCCACCAAGCATAGCACGCGGATGGTAGGTGCAAATTCGATTGATATTGTCTGGCGTCAGCTCGTCAATAGAGACAAAGAGACGATTGCAACCGAACCCAGGATTATGACAGAATAGCCTGGAATCCGGGCCGCGTTCGATTCTGACATAGGGTGGCGCGAGAAAAGCACCGTCGCCGATTTTTGCGATGTAGGTGTTGTTGGGGTAAGAGAGCTTATGGTATCGCTCAGAGTCTTTGGCCTCGCTATAAACACGACCGTACATCTTGGTTTTCTTTGTGCCACCATCAACACAGGCTATGCGGCCAAATTCACAACGAACGCCAAATAGTGTCGTTTTACGGAAGCATTTTCCTTCCTTGTATACCGAACACACATCGGCATGATCGCAATAAATGTACTCTGCGCGAAGCCGCGAGTTACGGCTACCGTCACCATACAGATCGACATTGATTAGTTTTTCTTGTTCAGTCATTGTATTATACCTCGCTAATAAGAGCGTTGCCGCAGGTAATGCGGTCGGAATCCTCTTCCTTGCTGGGAACAAACACGATTACGTCCCAGCCCAAATCAAGCAAGGGCTGCTCGAATTTGTCGTAGACGCTGTAATCGTCGTAGCTGGTAGTGATATCGTAGTTGTGTTCCAGGGCAGCTTTGGTTTGATGGATCGGAGTAATCTTGACGATAAATTTATCGCGGTCAAAGAGGGAGTCGAGCACTTTGGCGTCCAAAATCGTTGCTTCGGTTACAGCAAAGTTCAACGTGTACTTTCTGCCAACCGGCATAGGCAAATCGCTGGCGATATTAGCGATTTCTCTCAGACTCAGAGATTTGCCGGCGAACTGAGCTTCCCGCTGGTCGTCTGAAGTGCTGTTGATACTAAGTTGCAGTCCAGCTTCACCATGCCGCTGGGTATTCTTGATTTCGCACCAGTGCTTCAAATAGCTGGAGAGGTCGTTATTGCTGCGAGGCATCATGGTGGAAACTACGGGATGGATGGTGACAGCGTGAAGACCACACTCTTTAACCAGGTCGTCCAATCGAGACTCAGTAAAATCCAGCACCGCAGGATTCCAAGTCGGCTCGCCCATGCGAGCGTAATGGACATTGAAACGGTTAGTAAAACGGATATCCTCATGTTCAATGATGTAGCGGATCTGATATTCCAGATCAGGTAGAGAGGCATTTCCGAAGAAGCCGTATTTATGAACATCGCAGAAGGTACACTTCATGGGGCATCCCTTCTGGCTGCTGATAGTCGCTACCCACTTGTCCATAAGGTCAACATCGTGGTGCTGAACTCCCTCAATCTTTTTGGTTAAGCCGAGGAAGTCGGCTTTGATGTTGTTTTCTTTGCCGTAGTCGCCTACGGTAAGAAACTCCAAACCGAGCGATCGGTTGAAGTAGATTTTACCCGTGTGGGTCAATACCATTTGTGTATCCATTGTGATATCCTCCTGGGTTACATGAAGAAGTGGAGCAGCCACCCGATGAACAGTGTGAGAAGTGCGTGGGTGATAGCAGTAATCCAACGATCCCAGAACGGGTCGGGGTTGGTATTGACTCTGGTAGTCACGATGAATGTGATGAGTGAGTCAAGCCCCAGCGCTTGCACCAGGCCAATCATGGGCAGTCCGAGAGGAACAACGAACCAGTTCCACATGAACATGATGGTCGCTCCACAGAGCACAGACAGCACCACGGACAAAATGAATTGCAACAGATACGGAGGGTTGCTCAGAATGGGCTTCGTATCATTCTCATAGATATGGGACATTTTTATGGCCTCCTTAAATCAACCTTTCGATATATTCCCGATCCTGAGTGAAGATGGGAATTTCGTGGTCGATGATCCATCTGTTACGGCATACGGTAATTTTCTGGCCGGGGTTGCGAGGATCGTCGATGGTTTCTTCAAACCGCCGTTTAATGCAACAGGAACCGCGCTTCAGCTCTGTGGGGAAATCGTTCCAGTTAATGCCTCGCTGAGACCAAAGCATTTCCTGAATCATGTTGCAGGTCTTTTTGTGCAGCTCGTGATGGCTAAAATTGGCCTGACCTACGGCCTCAATGCTGTTTCGGGTTGCGTCCTGCTGTCGCCAGATCAGACAGTTACAGACCTCTTCTTTTGGGACAGAGAAAACGCGGGAGTCGAACATGGCAGTGAACATCTTTTTCTGGTAGGCATTGTACCGTTTATATATGGTAAGATCGACGTCAACATCGACACCGATAGATTTCCAATACGGGCCATTGTCGTGAAACCAATCCTCAGCGATACGTTCAAACTCCCTGTTAAATGCCATAGTTGCCATCGACGCCGAAACGCTGCACATTTTCTGAATGTTATATCCAAACCAGGCGTCGGTCTGGATAGTAGCATAGTCTGTCAGCACCAGAGTGATCTCATCGGACTGAGTGTAACCAAGCACACAGCCCTGGATGTTCTCACAGAGATACTTCATCGTCTCCTGCATAGCCTGAGTCAGTACGAGATCGAAAGGCTTTTCCATGCCCTTCGTGAAGGTGTGGAACGCCTTGCCGTCAAGTCGGATGATTGCGGGCACACGGCGGGTTAAGAAGTTGCGAGAAATACCCTCATAGCCTTTCATGCGGTCGCCCAGACTGTCGTTTTTCTTTGCCATTGTTATTTCATCTCCTCCCAAGGAATACGGATAGCGTGTTTGGTAGTCAGCAAATAGGACGTGCGCCCATATTTCTCTTTCCATTCGTTGAGGTAGCGCTGCATCTCAGCAACAGCGTCTGCTCCAATGTCATCATAGGCATCTTCATACATATCCTCACAGGCATTGGATACGATACTTGAAGCATCGAAACTCATCTCTACTTCTTCGGTTCCCCATACGTACAGCGGCTTCTCCGTGAACTCTTCACGATCTTCATTCCAGCTATCAAAGAAATCCTCCCAACAGCTGAAATATCCTTCGTTGTGAGAGTAAAAGTCGCTTTGTGCCATTGTAAATAATGATCCGAGCGCATTCGGCTCGTGCTTTTCTGCTTTTTCGAGCCGTTCTTTTTCTTTGCGGTTTTCTTCCTGCTGGCGGCGCTGCACAACGGCGTCGCAGTCGCAAAGTGTTCGGTATCTCGGAATCTGCTTTCCACAGTCGGGGCAAAAACGTACAACACCGTTATAACAGTTCGGGCAGAACTGGATAGACTGGTGCTTGTAGGGGAATTGGCCGGCTCTCTTATCGGGGTCGTCAGACAACCCGTAAGGATTATCTTCGATACGGAGGCCGGTACCATGACAAACAGGGCAAATCTCCTCATTGTCATGGAGATCCTTTATGAGTTTCTTCCCAATCAGCTCTCCAAAGGCGTCTTCAATGTTGACGACCTTTCTTGTAGGTTTTACAAATCCGGGCATACCTCAGACCTCCTTGTAGATTGCAGGGAGGAACGCGAGGCCAACTTTTTGCGCTACCAGATAGGCGGAATAGCCGTCAATCAAGACGGCGTTATCGTCCAGGGCAACATTGGTATTGAACTGGCCGGTATGATAGAACTCCAGAAAACGCTTTGCGATCTTCTCATCGCTGGGCTTTGTGCGGGCCATATATCCCGGAATCTTGATGGCGCTCATCAGTACCTCCTGGGTGGTGGCTTCGATTGTGGAGAGCGGGAAGGTAGCGCCGGAGGCCAACATAACCTCTTTCACATCCTGCTCGTCAAGATCCGCAGCCACTACGGTGCCATACCGCCGACCACGTGCTGTATTACAGGCCACGTGACATCCGGGCTGAAGTTTGCCTACAAGGTGCTCAGGGATCGCGAACCAGAACACCTTGCCATAGGGCTTATGCTTTACCATAGCTACTTTCATTTGGCAGTCCTCCTATAATGATAGAATAATTTACTTTGTTGCTATATACATAGTATAATCACGGCCTCCCAATTTGTCAAGAGGGAAGCCGTGATTTTCTTTGTTGCTAATGAAGTTTGTTGTCAGTCTGTTGAAGCAAGATGGAGGATAATGGCCTGTGGATTGTCGCAGTCTTTCAGGGTCGCTTTATAGTGCTGCTTCCACCAGCCATACAACAACTCAAAGTTCTTGATGGGCAGATATTCCTCCATAAGAAGCTGGGGATCATCTTGTGAAGCATAGTCCAACCGAAGAAGTTTGATATCATCAGCGGTAAAGGATCGAAGCGGCTTGTACTCGAACTTGGTGACAATAGCCTTACGCCGAATGGCATATTCCGGGAGCTGGCTGGCTGGACTCCATTTGATAGCCTCGTCATACTCGTTGGGTACAGCTCTGCTGTTATCCCAAGCATATAAGCCATCGGAGCGGTATATGATACCTACAGTGACTTTCTTTTCGGTTGTCTCTCCGTCTTTTTCGACCGGCTCAAAAATAGTCAGTCTTTTGAATGGTTCGAGAATATTCACTACTTCACCGATTTCAGGCAGAAACCCCAGAGGGAGTGCAAACCCCTTCAGTAGTTCCTTCTCCCAAAGGTCGATGTCGTTCAGGTTCATCGGCAGGTTCATGGTCGATCGCCTCCAATCTGATTTGAGCTACTTGCGCCCAAGGCATTCCATAGTAAGGGCTTTTCTTTTTATCACACACGCCATTGTCAATCCCAATGTATCTGCGTCCTTCCAGCTTGGCAGCAATGAGAGTAGATCCGGTGCCGCAACAGTTATCCAGGACGATTGCATTCCTGTCAGTGTAAGTACGGATTGCGTAGCGTAACAGATCAACAGGTTTTTCAGTGGCGTGGAGCGCTACGGACGGGTGGGGTTTAGGGAAGCGCCAAATTGACGCTGGGTACTTCATGTTACCGTCTGGCGACTCTACCAATGTATAGTTGCCATAGCTCCGGTTAGAATGGACGTCTTCCGCCTGTTTCCCTACGGCCTTGCCCTTGGTGTGGTTTTTCTCGCCAACTGTCATTTGCGGATGATATGGCGGCGGAGATTTGTAGAACACCATGATATCCTCGTGCTCTCTAAGCGGCATTTTCTTGGCGTTGAGAAATCCGCTCTTTAGCACCTTGTCCCAGATGATATTGTAGCGGTGCAGCTTAGGGTTAGAGAGCATCATGGTAGCGGTAAATTTATCCTGGCCGAATAGTAGGATCGCACCATTCGGTTTGATAATCCGCTCATACTGCTCCCAGAGCGGAGCAGGCGGGATAACCGAGTCCCATGAGTTCTGAGTCGCCCCATAAGGCAAATCACAAAGGATCATGTCAATGCTCGCATCATCAATTTCCTTCATGACTTCCAAGCAGTTGCCATTGATGACCGTATTAGGGAGGAGGCTCATGCGCTATCACCATCCCCGTCTACCGTTATGGTATAGGCTATGACCGGGGCATTGAAATGCTCTGCAGCATACGCCCGGATAATTTCTTCGGCGTTGTCAATGAGTACACCACCAATTCGACGGCCTCTGGTATCCTCAGACATAACAATCGGTTTAGGGATAGATACACCTGCCCGCCGTGCCACGTCTTTTACGTAACGCTTGTTGATGGTAGTTGGTACGACAATCGGATATCCGGTTATCGCCGATGTGTAAACTAATGCGGTCGTTTTACCGCCGCCGCGTTTTCGGAATAGACCTTTCATGTTCTCACCTCTTCATAGTCGGAGCAAGGATATTTGGCACTCGCTCGCTCCTCCTTACTTTTGTATGGACAGTCTGGAACTCTGGCCTCGGCGAGATGGGCCAAGCAGATTACTTTGCCCAGCTCGTCTACGGACTGATTGTCACACCATTTAGATGTGGGTGAAATCGGTGTTTCATTCACACTTTAGCCCTCCTTATTGAAGCATATGACCTTCGACTGGGGCACATCGCTCACCTCTTTCCCGTAGAGCCGATACCGCCTCGATCAGCGTTGCCCAGCGTATCGACCGGCTCGAAAAACAGCTGGGGCTGGTGCTTCTCAATGCGAAACTGACAGATACGATCGCCGACATGAATAACGGTATGGCGGTCTGCACGGGCGGGGAAATACCACTGGTCGTTGTCACCACAGTAAGTCTCGTCGATTACGCCGATGCTGTTGGTTTGACGAATACCGAAATTCTTATAGGTTGAGCTGCGAGGGGCTACGATTGCTTCATAACCCTTGGGAAGCTGCATAGCAATTCCCAGGGGGATCAGCTTGAACTCACCAGCCTTCAGCTCAACATCCTCAGCTGCCCGAAGGTCAACCCAGTCAGACTTGCCGTCGATATATTCCAATGGTTGGATTTTATCGCTGAGATAGCGCACCTTAATTGTTAGCGCCTCTGCCGAATCAGAAGGGCGCGGGCAGACATCAGAAGGATGTGGGCAGACAAAAGGCTTGCCGTCTGCTGCCAAAGCGTCCAGTACGGTATCAACCAGGCTGTCATATCCTGCGAAATCGCCGTTGATGTGCAGACAGTCAACACCGAACTTGTCCAAGAAACGCAGCATTTCTTTGCTGACTGCATCGCTCTCTTCCTCGGTCTGGAAGCGTCCTGCTTCGTTATAGGATTTCACCCGATGAACAAACACGTCGATGCGGTTATAGTAATCGAAAACTTTGAAAACCAGTTTGTCGAACTCTTCACCCAGCACGTGGTCGTTGTCGTTATAGAACGCAGAAAGCAGGATAGGTGAATCGGTAATCACCACATCGACCTTGCCCTCAAGCCGGCTGATGCGGAAATACTGCTTGCCAAAGATGTATGCCTGATTCTCGAAAACGGCCTTTGTTCCTTCCCATACCTTGTCTTTGGCGAACTCGGTGACAAGCTCGGCATTAACGCCGGCAGCTTTCAACTGAGAGAAGACATAGGCAGCTCCGGTGGATTTACCAGCACCGGGAGCGCCAAAAAGGTTAATGATGAGCATTTTCGTTTGCCTCCCAACCAATTTGATAGTTTTTTGTGCGGATGATACTGCTCTTTACACATGGGCGCAGTACACAGACTTCCAGCTCATGAGGGATATACTGATCCAAAATAACACAAGACCAACATTCCCCTTTGCAATTCTCTGAATAATGAGATCGAATCTCAAAAAAGAACAGTCCGCTTTGGATTTGATACGGATTAAGCATTTTGCGACAGGTACAACTGTGCAATTCGGAAGTGATTTTTTGAACCCAAGTATCACGATCTTCGGTTAATATGAGAATTTTGATCACAACCATCACCACCTATCCCAGATACTTTTTGAAAAGCTCTGCAAGGGTTAGGTTGTTTTGCCGTGCCAGATCAATCGTGCAAGCGCAAACATTGCGCTCGGTAGAAGCCCCAATTTCATCGCGAAGATAGATGAGAATGTCGGGGTACTGATGGTCGTGAAAGCATTCGTCCTTGTCCTTTTCGGTGCCGGCGCAATCACTGCAATCCCGACACCACTCTTTACGCTGAAGACCATCCCACGCCATCAGCTTTTCACCATTGATAACATAGGCGCAGTCAACAGCGCCCAGATTAGAACCATAAGCGTGACGCCACCAGCCCCAATCGTCCTTCCAGTCATCGTTGTCGATAGCACAGATATTGTCAAAATCCTCTTTGGACAATAGCCAAACTTGGTATTCTTCACGCCAATGCGTAGGCTGAGGCTGATAATGGTAAGTACACACGGCAGATGTCAGGCCAAGACTTTTTACGGCATTGGCAAATTCGCCACCTGCTAAAATTTCAACAGTCTCCATATTTCCTCCTATTCGTAACGAATGAAGTGTACGGTGTTAAACTCTTTACCGGGAAACTCTTTGAGCCGGATAGAGGAGCACCAACCACCGACATGAATCTTTTCAACCTCGTAAACCTGACCTTCTGTCAAAAGCTCATGAGCCTGTTTGGAATCACAGCTCAACCCGGCGTCCAGATCCACGGCTTTAACCTTACATCCACGCTCACAGTGCAGAACATCAGATTGATCCTCGGCACATTTGCTACATAGCCACTTTAACCGATAATCCAGTGTAATACTGTCCAGGAGCTTCCCGCATTTGGGACAGCGAAATTCGATCTTTTCATTCATAGTGTTCACCTTCATATAGGACAACTTTCTTTTGGCGCAAGGTTTTCTGTACGTCGATGACCCGCTGATTTGCAGAACCACACCATTTCAACATCTGGTCAGACAGCTCCATTTTGAAGGGGCCGTCAACCACAACGTCACATGATGTCAGTAAAGCCATTTGTGCAGACGAGTGGTCATCCTCGTCTTTGTCCGGGAAAAGCGGATTGTAGCAGTCCTCCCAGATAAATCCAGTCCATAGCCACACGGTTTTACCGATTGAATGCGTGTAGAAACAAAGATCAATGAGATCATAAATCCCGCCATAGTCCTGGCAAAGCGGATCTCCGCCAAGTAGAGAAAGCCCTGAGATAACAGGGTTGGCAAGCATTTTGTGGATCTCTGCGATAGTCTCCTTTGTGAATGGTCTACCACAGTTAAAATCCCGCTCCTCTGGATTAAAGCAGCCGGGGCAGTGATTTGTACATCCGCTTACGAAGAGGGAGGTGCGGACTCCCTCTCCGTTTGCGATGTCATAGTTGCGGATTTTCGCGTAGTTCATTCGTCGCCACCCAGGTGGACATAACGTTCTTTGATTTCTTGCGTTCTACCCTGATTCCAGTCATTCAGGCCGATGTAGCCGCAGGTACGCCGCGCAATGTTCATCTTGCTCTTATCGGTATTCCCGCAGTTGGGGCACTTCCAAATCAGCTTGCCGCGATCGTCGTCCACAATCTCGATTTCCTTATCCCAGCCGCACACCTGGCAGTAGTCGGATTTCGTGTTCAGCTCCGCATACATGATGTTGTCGTAGATGTACTTCAACACCGTCAGTACGGCGGGAATGTTGTCAGAGAGGTTTGCCACTTCGATGTAGCTGATTGCTCCGCCCGGAGAGAGCTTCTGGAACTGAGACTCAAATCTCAGCTTATCAAAAGCATTGATATGCTCTGTGACGTGAACGTGATAGGAGTTGGTGATGTAGCCCTTATCGGTGATGCCCTCAATCACACCAAAGCGCTTTTGCAGACACTTGGCAAATTTATAGGTGGTGCTCTCAATAGGAGTACCGTAGAGAGAATAGTCGATATCCTCAGCGGCTTTCCATGCAGCGCACTTGTCGTTCATGTACTGCATAACCTTGAGTGCAAAAGGCTCTCCGTCCGGGTCGGTATGGCTCTTGCCAGTCATCGCCATAACACATTCGTATAGGCCGGCATAACCCAAAGAGATGGTGGAGTAGCCGCCGTGAAGCAGCTTGTCGATGGTTTCGCCCTTTTTCAGGCGGGCCAAAGCGCCGTACTGCCAATGGATAGGAGAAGCATCGGACAGAGTACCGCTCAAACGTTCGTGACGGATTTGCAGCGCCTTATGACACAGCTCCAGCCGCTCATCGAAAATCTCCCAGAAGGTGTCATACAGATTCTGGATGTCGTTATGGTCGCCGGTTGCCTCCCAAACTTTCAGAGCGCTCAGAGCAACATCGGGGAGGTTGATGGTGACGACTCCCTGGTTGAAACGCCCGTAATACTTGGGCTTATCGGGCTGGTAATTGCCGGCATTGGCAACATTGTCCCAGCCGTTACCGGAGCGGTCGGGCGTCAAGAAGCTACGGCATCCCATACAGGTATAGCAATCGCCGTTACCTTCGGTTTCGCCCTTGGACAGCTTGTACTCGCGCATCTTCTTTTCGGAGATGTAGTCGGGCACCAGCCGTTTGGCAGAGCACTTGGCACACAGCTGAGTCAAGTACCAGTAGGGAGAATCCTCAGTGATGTTATCCTCTTCCAGCACATAGATCAGCTTGGGAAACGCCGGTGTCGTCCAAACGCCCTTCTCATTTTTGACGCCTTGGTACCGCTGCCGCACGACCTCCTCGATGATCATAGCGAGGTCTTTCTTGGTCTGAGGATCGCTGACCTCGTTCAGATACATAAAGACGGTAATGAAAGGAGCCTGACCGTTGGTAGTCATGAGGGTAATCACTTGATACTGGATAGTCTGAACACCCTTCTTTACTTCTTCACGGACACGCTCTTCGACCAGATCTGAGATCACTTTCTCAGGGTCTGCAAAGTTGTCCGGGGAAGAAATTTTCAGGAACTCAGCCTCTACCTGCTTGCGAATCTTTTGTCGGCTCACCTCAACAAAGGGGGCAAGGTGGGACAGGGAGATAGACTGACCGCCATACTGATTACTGGCTACCTGGGCAATAATCTGGGTAGCAACATTACAGGCAGTCGAGAAGGAGTGAGGCTTTTCAATCAGCGTACCGGAAATTACTGTGCCGTTCTGGAGCATATCTTCCAGATTGATCAGACAGCAGTTCATCATGTGCTGCACAAAGTAGTCGCTGTCATGGAAGTGGATAACACCCTCTTCGTGCGCCTGCTTAATGTCATCCGGCATAAGCAGACGGTCAGTAATATCGCGGCTTACCTCGCCGGCGATGTAGTCTCTCTGAGTAGAGAGGATTGTGGGATTTTTGTTGCTGTTCTCCTGGATGACTGTTTCATTGACGTTATCCGCAATAGAGAGGATTTTGCCGTCCAGAGAAGAAGCGTTCCGCAGAAGCTCATGTTCATAGCGATACTTGATGTACGCTTTGGCGACTACGAACTCGCCCTCTTTCATCAGCTCAGTTTCAACGTCGTCCTGGATTTCCTCAACAGAAATCGCACGGTTGCGCCGCTGATAGCGGTTATACAAACGGGTGGAGATTTTCTTGGGCACCTCGTTCTTATCTCCTACCGCACTGAGCTTTTCAACCTCCGTGAATGCCTTGGAAATGGCGTTGGCAATTTTGCCTTTGTCAAAGTCAGCTTCACGGCCATCACGTTTAATGACAACCATAAAAATTCCTCCTTACAAAAGATAGCTGTGGATAACTTGGTCAATTTCTTCCCACGTGTTTACCCGGAGCGCATCATGAGCTACATGGTCAAAGCTACGATTATGGGGACGGTCAAAAAGAATTTTGGCGTATTCGCCCCCAACCAAGTTGTGTGGGGCATCGTCAATCAAAACGTCACCACGCACCATTTGCTTGTTGCAGGCAAAAATGATGTGCTCCCAGTCCAGGAAGGGGAACAGCTCTAAAAGCCGTTCCACCTTCGTTTTGCAGGTGTGATAGCTGGATGCAGTCACCATATAGAGCTGGTGCCCCTCGTCATAGAGCTTTTGGAGTACCTCAACAGAGCCGGGGATCGGAGTGATACGCCGCCAAAGCTCGTCATCATGGAGTACGCCGAATACCTGCTCTTTCGTCAGCGTGGGGAAAGCAAGGGAGATATCCCAGCCGTGAACATCTTCCGGCGTTACGGAGGTGCCATAACGCTCGTTCAACATTGCAATCCAGCAATCACTCAGGTTTTCTACGGTATCGTCGGCATCAAACAGAATTGTCAGTTTCTTCATGGAGTTCTCCTTTGAGAGCGTTGTTCACAAAGTTGTTTACGGCCTCTTTGAGATCTTCCAAACTGCCGCTGTTGACGATCGTAGCGTCGTACTGGTAATCGTCCAATGCAGTCTCCGAAGCGTGTTTCTGCTGCTCTTCGGTCAACGGAGACACAAAGTTGGGGCGAACTACCCGCAACAAAATAGCGTCCATGCCGTAGGTCTCGTAGATCTCATACTCGTTGGGGAAGCGAGTATCAGGGATAAGCACGTAATCCCATTCGTCGCAGAAGATGTCGAGGATACTGACGATGAAATCTACCCAATAATCAGGAGAGACAGTGCGGATTTTGTCAGTACCGACACGCTGGAGAAGCGTGCGTCCCTTTTCATCCTTCTTGCCGTCCCAGCCAAAGAAGGTCTTACATACGTACTTGACCAGATCGCCGTAGTGGGCAATCAAAACACGGTTGCCTTGGGCTTCCAAAATCTCCTCCAAAAGTTTGGCGGTAGTGTCTTTACCGTGCTGGGCTTTACCCGAAATGCAAACGATTTTCATTCCGCAGCTCTCCTTCCTTTTCTGCCGCAGGACTTCTTCTCCCGGCAGAACCCGAAGTATTCACACTTCGGCATAAAGTAGTGATCGACCAGATATGCCCACTCGTCGGAATACTCTCTCAGAGCGTTACCAACATCAGCGAACAGGCCACGGTACTCGTGATAAGCTCTGCTGCATTCCCGCTGATGCGACATATCAATTAGGTTGCGGAGATTATGCTTGCACACAATCTTGGTGCCCATGCCCAGAGGAAGCCCAAGCGCAGAATCCTCTCTGGGGATACCAAACCCTTCCAACATCTTCAAGCCGGTCTGGATACACTTCATAATCCAGTCGTAGACTTTGACGGCGGCGGAGTTACCCGCAATGCTGGGCGGTGTTACATAATCGAAACCGCTTTCATAGTCGATGTATCTGGTACTGGCCTGCAGTCTGGTGGGAGCGCCGCCGATGTGGGTATACCACTCACGGATCACTCTGGCAGAATAGCCGTCCAGGATCATATAGACATCCGGGAACTCAAACGTTCTGCCGTGCTCGTTTTCCAAGCAATCCAAGCCGCGTTTGTAGTTTTTTTCGGGGTCGCTGGTATCTGCACCCCAGCAGACACCAGCTTCCTCACCGATCATGGAAATAGGGTTCTTATAGGTGAATCGCTGAATTGTAACTGTTCCCATGTTGATCCTCCTTGCTTAATTTACTTTGCTGCTATCAAACATAAGTGCGAAAGACGTGATCGCCGATCGTCTTATAATAGCTACCATAGGTCAAAGATCCAGTAGAGAAGTACACTACGTCGGTATTCAAATCCAACGCTGGATGGCCGGCAAGAGCAGCATCTACTGCTTCCATCTGCACAGACCCATAGTAATCTCCTACCACAAACTGACAAGGTGAGAAGAGAATATCACTGATACTGCCGGAATACGCTTCGTGCATATAGCGGTTAAGCGCTACCTGCACCACGGCAACCTGACCATCAAAGCTCTGGTTTCCTGCCTCGCTGTAGGCCATACACGCCAGCAGCTCTTTTTCGGTATCCGTGGGTGACAGTTCTGCATATGGGTTAAGGTCTGCCTCGGGTTCTGCCGGTTCTTCCTCAATAGAAATAGGCGTAGGTGTGGGCGACACTTGAGGCGGCGCAGAGTAAACACAAAGTTCCTTTTCGATGGGGACTTGTGGTGTTTCCTCCTCTTTGTTCGGGACGAACAACATTGCACTCAGAGATCCGCAGACTACCAAGAAACACAGCGTCGCCCTGAGAACTTTCTTGAACCATTTCGATTTCGTCTCGTGCATTGAAAATGCCTCCTAAATTACATAGTCGTAGTTGTACAAATACAGATACCCACGCCGCTCGCCCCATCCATTCATAGGAACATAAATGGTATCGTAGCGTTGAAGCGGTTTGCGATCGTAGAGTTCTGAGTAGATTGTCCACCGATTTGTTTTTCCCGTGCCAATCGACCGCACCTGCAAGGCGTAAGCCCAAATCTCTTTGGTTTTCTTGCTCCGCAAGGGGTAGATATCCAGAATAACCAGTTTTCGCTGATCTTCTTTTTTATTGGTGGTTAGGTCGATATAGCCCAGATTTTCCAACTGGATTTGCATTTTGCTTTTCAGGTCGAAATCCTGAATGTGCATATCCCTGACCATCACTTCCAAATACCGAAGTAATCCGGGCAAATCGGTGAAGGTATAGCTTTTAGCTGGCTGGCCGCTTTTGGACTTATCAGTTGCATACTGGGCGATTATGGGTTCCAATTCAGCCGTTACCTTGTCCTTGGAGATCTTCTTCATCGTTCCGCTCTTGAAGAAAGAAAAGAAGTTCACCATACGCAACAACTCTTTGGAATTGCCATACTCAGCAAAGTAGTCGATCTTCACCAAAATATCCCGCTGCCGTGTATCCAAGTGTGTTTTCTCGTCCAGCTGCATAAGCAAGTCCATGAAAGACTCAGGCTTGCCGGCCTTTGCCAGCTCATAGAGTTCGTTGGCAACATCGGCATTCATGTACTTTACAGAAGAAATACCCTTGGCGATAACCTTCTCTTCGGTATTCAGCAAATATTTATCCTTGGAAAGGCCAAAACGCGGCGGGACAATTCTGATACCGTAAAGCGTTGCCAGCTCGTTCCCGTTCTTCACATCCTCCTCGCCGTTGGCATTGTTAAGGTAGGCTGTGATGAACTCATACGGATGGTAGTACCGCAGATAAGCGCACAAATAGCCAATCATGCAGTACCCGACTGAATGGTTATAACCAAACATATAGCTGGAAGCGTCTTGGATGATCTGCAAGAACTCCTTTGCCTCCTGCTCTGCAACTTCACGGGACTGCGGTGACTTTTCACAATATCCCTCAAGAATTTGTGGAAGAGCTTTTTTCAACCGTTCTTCGTCTTTTCGTCCGATAGCGCGGCGAGTGTTATCTGCATCTGACCCAGAGAAGCCGCAGATTTGCTGTAGGAACTTGATAACATCCTCTTGGTAAATAAGATAGCCATTGTTATCTGCCAAAAGTTCGTCGATGATAGGAGAGGGGTTCTTGTGAGGCTTGTGCTGCATAAGGTCGTCGCGGTACGACGCGCCCGAAGGACGAAGCGCCGCTGTAACAAGGCTCATGTCGAAAATGCTGTGCGGCTCGTACTGCCTAAGCATCTGGAACGCGAACTCTCCTTCAAACTGGAAGATACCAATGGGAGATCTCAGCATATCCTTCCAGACAGCCTCATCGTTCCAGTTGATTTCGTGAGACTTCGGGTAGGGCTTACCCAGCAGCTCATAAGCGTCTTTGATAATCTCGATGTTTTTCAATCCGAGAATGTCATACTTGACCAAACTGACCTCATGCACACACTCCATGTCAATCTGCAGGATTTCCTTACCGTCAGAGATGAACGTACCGTAGTTATCTCGGAGGGTAATAGGGCTTGCCACAATACCGGCAGGGTGCATAGACTGAGAGATCGCCACGTCAAGAAGCCCGTCGTAGTAGTAGAATACTTCGGGATACTTTTCCCGAGCCGCTGCCTCGTCTGCCTCAAACTCCTTTTTGATATTGGCACTTGCCTTACCAGCCCAGGGGTTCTTAGCAAAGATCCTTTCGTTTTCCTCTTTGAGTTTTGTGTACTCTTTGGAAAACTGCTTGATCAGCTCGGCACGGGGGATGTCCTTCATGCGGCTGGGCAAAAGAAGATTGCCAGCCTCATCAAAGAAATACAGGCTAAATCCGTCTCGCGCATCTCCAAAAACGATCTTCACGTTCTCATCTTTGAGCTGTGCCATCACTCTACGGAACTCTTTCTCGTCCCATTGGTGTTCACGATTCCAACGCAGTGCCAAAGCACGGCAGATCTCATCAATACAGCCTTTGGATTTGATAGTGCCGATTGCCAGAATAAATGCGGTCTTTTCCTGACCAAAACGGTTGATGATGTAGTCATAAACCAGATCGCGCTGGGAGGGTGACACGTCGATATCAATATCGCCAATCTCCTTACGATCTTCGTTACAGAAGCGGCTGAACACTGTATGCCATGTCTCAGGATTGAGGTCTGTTGTATTGGTGACATAAGCTACACGAGATCCACCACAGGAACCACGATTGAAACCAATGGGGATACCATGAGATTTACACCATGTCACCAATTCACTCATGAAAAGCATGAAGCCGGACATCTCAATTTTGTCAAAGACCCGGCATTCCTCAGCAATGGCCGCTTTGAACGGCTCGATCTGCTCTGGAGTGATAGCACCCTCTTTGATCTTTGCTTGTAGGTTATCATCAAGAACTTGATGAAGCACCTCTCGATCGCGTTCACCATAGAGAATGGGATACTTGAACGAGATATCCAGCTCAAACGGCTCTACAGAGTCGGCCATACGGTTGGTGTTCTCAATGGCCTCCAAATACATCGCTTCCGGTAAGGCGTCCTGCGTTGCGAACATTGCTACTAACTCGTCATAGGATTTATAGGTAAGGTCAAACGTATCTTCGTCGGCAAACTCGATGTGTTTACTCAACTGCAAGATCGTTCGGCACTCAGCCTTGTATTTATTGAGGCTATGGGTATCGGTGCCTGCAATGAGCGGGATGCCGTATTTCTGAGACATTTCCGCCAGGTGGCGATTGTAGGCAACCTGCTCTGGGTGGTCGTGCGCTTGGATTTCCAGATAGTCGTAGTGCTTCAGCAGTCGCTCATACATAGGATGAGTAATGCTCATGCGATTCAGCGGGGAAGCAAGGCAGGCACTGATCTTGATGACGTTACTGGAAATACCAAGGAACTCATCAAACGTGATACGGGGTTTGTAGTAAAAATGGTCGCCCTGATTCGATCGGCTGATCAGCTCGTTCATCTCCTGAAGACCAGCGTAGTTTTTGGCAATCAAGATGGTGTGGTAGTTATCGCGTACCTTATTCTGCTCTCCGGTGCGTGGATCGGTAAGCAATAGCTTTTCAGTCAAATAGACTTCGCAGCCATGCAGATATTTCAATCCGGCCTTATCACAGGCCATCTTTTTGGCGACCCACTGATAGATGTTACCATGCTCCGTAAAAGCAATGGCAGTCTGCCCCAGCTCGACAGCCTTAGCGATATAGTCCTCAAACTTCGTCGCGCTGTCTAACAGCGACAATTCAGTATGGACATGGTATGCCGTATAGTTACCGCTCAATAAGATCACCTCCGATTGTGCCACGGCCCGTCAAAGGTATCGTCAACGCAAAAGTTTTTCAGACAATCCTCACATACAAGGTGAGAACACGCCCTACGAACTCGGCCTGTCTTATACATAATGCCATTGGCAACCTTTGTCTCTTCTTCTGTAAACCAAACAGGGATGAGGCTACCGCCACAGTCACATACTCCGAAATCCACCATAGTTAGCCCTCTCTGTCGTTCACCGCTCCAAATGCTTCATCTTCGGAGGCACGCTCTTCAGCAAGCAGCTGAGGAGGGAGAGGCAAAGGCTCTTTGTACTCCTTCTTGTCCCAAGAGAAACGACGGTCGTACTCGTCCATATCGCCGAAGAAACGGCGGGAGGCGGGATCGTAATAGAGGCCAACGTCGATATTCTGCCGGCCAAACATACGGTCTTTGACGATAGTTACGATCACATCGTATTTGAGCAACTGGCGGCGCTTCTCAGAATATTTTGCAGCGTTCTCACGCTCCGCATCCGTCACTCGCCGCAGGCCAATAGTCCGATGTGCCAGGTTCACGATGTTGCTGGTTCCAGCGATATCATAGATACCTACATTGGTTCCGGCGTCCATCTTTCGAGGGTGACAAACAAGAATTACAGCTACTTGATATTTCTTAGCAAACTCAATGAGCTTCTTAATCGTATCTGTCTGAGAACGCAGCTCCTCTTCGCTGGTTTCAGTGTCAATACACATGAAGTTATCGAGGATCAGGCAACGGGCACCGTGTTTTCGCACGGTATCCGTCATAGAGTCGATGAGCTTATCCAGTATGTTGTCGTAGTCGTCACGATAGATATGCCAACGCCCTTTATAGGTCTTGTTGATCTCGGCAAGCGTCGTCGTGGAAATCTTCTTGTAAGGATTACCCCGACGAGAGATCGCATCTGTGATATTGCGGGGGCCGGCGAAAATGTAGTTGAACCAAGACTTTTCTACACCGTTGGGAAGTTCTCCACTGAAAAGCCATGTACCGATGTCATTATCGAGAGAGTTACACGCGAGCTGAGTAAGAAGACTGCTCTTACCAGATCCGGGTTGACCACTCACGATAGTAAGCGTTCCAAAAAAGAGCCGCATCAGCTCATCATCAATGGCTTTCAGCCCGGTAGTCACACCGTCAACATCCTCATACTCGGTCGGTTCAACATCGGAAAGATCAACTACGGAAGGAACAGGAGAGTCCTTAGCGTCCAAAATCAGCTCTAACACCTTGTCTTTCCCGCAGACGTAAAGGATCTCATTCAGGTCTTTTGTTACCCGCCCAGTATTTCCAATGGGGATTGCCGGGATATCTACAACCTTTGTTCGCCAGCTACCCAGCCGAGGAACGCACTCTTTCTGCATTTTCACGCCGGCATCATCGTTGTCGGCGCAAATGATAATGCTGTCAAACTGATCGAGCCATTCCAGGTTTTCGTCGATCCAGTGGAGGTTTGAACTGCCCAGAGGGACAGAAACAGCATTTTTGAATCCTGCCTCAATCGCACTAAGGCAATCCGGCTCGCCCTCACAAATCAGAAGGGGAGAATTAACGTTGATACGGTTCATGTTGAACAGCAATGGAGCCGTATCAGAGTTTTGCTGGCACCAGCATTTTGCTTGACCATGCTGGACTTTATGCGACGGTTTGTATTTCACCATCGTCAACACGTCGTTTGTGTCGTAGTAGTTGAATACTGCGTTTCCCTCGGAGTCCTGCCGCACATCGAGAGCATCCAGCGTCTCACGACTGATCTTACGTTGCTCGAAATATGCGTACACTTTGGACTTATCAGTGCAGGGAACCTCATGGGGATACCTATAATGCCGTTTGGTTTTCACACCCAGCTCTCCGAAAGAGTAGGGCATTTCAGCAAGCTCGAAAAGTTTCCTGCAGGCTTCGGCATAAGTTGCGCCTTTATACATGAAAACGTCCAGAATGTCGTAGCTACGGCCACAACTACCGAAACAACGAAAGTTGAATGCTTTCTTGTTGTAAATGAAGGAAGCGTGATCCTCCTGATGGAAGGGGCAGCAACACTTCATGTTTTTCTCATCGAAATCGGTAATCCCCAGCTCTTCGACGATGATTTGAGCGTTACGGTCTCCGAGCTTTTCTTTGGCCTGCAAAATTGTTTCTCTATCAATCTGCACGGGTAAAATCACCTCAGTTCTTCGGTAAGCCCGCCCACTTCATGTGGACGGGTCTTATCCGAATAAAATCCGTCTTTCATTTGCCGTTCAAGATGCGGATAGCACTTTCGGCCTCCTCAACACCGAGTCCCCGACGCATTACCGTCTGAACCCAGTGATCTTTGTTCGGCTCGATATCTGTCCGGTCGTCCAGAATTACGAAGTCTCCGACCTCGCTATGTTCTTTTAACCAGCAGTCAATTTCCATACCTCTGTGACAGGATGGCAGCTCCGGCGTAAAGCCATAAAGACGAATCCCGTATTTCAACAGCTCTGCTTCCAGCTCCAGATAGTCTCCGTTGTATCTCGGGTCATCTCGGTCGTATCTCCAATCACTGGAAAGAACGACCTTAGCTCCTGTCATGTTAATGATGTGCTTCAGGTTCTTCATTTGCCTGTTGTCAACAAACGTATAGCCGCTTTGGGTTCTGCGGGCTGTACGATCACTGTTGAGCACACCGTCAACGTCGAGGAAAATTACCTTGATCTTTCCCATCACTCATATTCCTCCGTAACATATTGGCTGGAATGCTCGCAATGCTCGCGCACAGAACACAGGTAGTCACAAAAGAAACGGTCAGGTTTGGCAGGAAAGCTCCTTGCCTTATAGATGTCGTCAATGGAACGCAGGAACCAGTCTATGTCCTCCTGAGCAGTTACGATGTTGAATGGATCTCTGTCCAAGATACCTTCACGGAACTTATTGAACCAAAGTTCATGCGGCCACTCACCGTAGACCTCTTTGACCCGTACTGCATACAAGTTCAGTTGGCGGAGATATTTGCGGCGTTCCTCTCTGGATTTCCATTTGCCCCGGCTTTTGTGATCGCAAACAATCAGCCCAGACCTATTACGAAGCACCAGATCTATAATACCTACCACTGGTCTGCCGCCCAGTGTAGAGGTATACCGATCTTCGACCGCAAGCACTTTTTCTTCGTCTCCCAGTTGTCCACCGAAATTATCGAAGTATTCCATACCGCGCTCATAGTAGCTACCTTCCAGTCGGGGAAATGGGAACCGTTCTGTAACTGCTCTTGCGTATTCCTTCTCATAGAGGCCGGATAAATCCCACAGCTCGACCTGCTGACGAAAATATCGCTCTAAAAGCGAGTGCGCCAGTGAACCCCATTGAGCAAAAGCGTTGTCCACGCGATCCATGCACTGGAGGTAAGTAAGGTCAAACATACGCGGGCACTGATCAAAACTGCTAACGCGGGAGTATGACCAGTCCATAGCGTCCAGGAGAAAAGAATTATCCATCAGAAGGGCAGCTCTCCATCTTCCTCACCGACATTTGCGAAGTCGCTGTTCTGAGAAGGAGCGGTAGCATATCCGGTGGTGGGGGCAGAGGCGTTGTCAGAAGTCTCGCTGTCCTTCTTGGAATCGCCGAAATAGACGTTCTCGGCAATGATGTCTACGGCAGAACGCTTGTTGCCGTCCTTATCGGTGTAGTTGCGCTTCTGCAGCCGACCGACAACAACGATCATGCGCCCCTTGCCAAAATACTTGCCAACGAAATCCGCCGTAGAGCGCCACGCAGTCACATCGAAGAAGTCCGTCTCGCGCTCATTGTTCTGCTTGTTCACGATGTCGCGGTCGCAGGCGATAGAAAAGCTGCACACGGAGATGTCACTGTTTACCTTCTTGATCTCAGGATCGCGGGTAAGACGACCCATGATGATTACCTTATTAAGCATTGTGCTTTACCTCCAGTTTCTTGATCTGCTCAACGACTTTCTGAGCCGTTGTGATATCCTTGATAGCGTTGGGGTTCTTCACACCGGCAACACTTTCGATAGCCTTGTAGATGGTGTCTTTGGACACACCGGCTTCCAGCTTCCCGGCAACAACGCTCAGGATCTCCTGTTTCACATCGTCCAGATCGTCTTCCTTCTTCTTGCGGGCGGCGCTGGACAGCTCCTCACCCGTCCAAAGAGACAGACCCAGGCCGTGCAGAGCAGCACACTTGACCAAGCAACGCTTGATAGACTTCTCTGCATCGGCAGAGGTGATCGTGTCGATGGGAATAGACTTGTTACGGAAATCCATAACAGCCAGAGACTCCGTTTCAGTCTGGTCGTTGATGGTGATAGATACCTCTACCCAAGCGGTCTTTCCGTCCGTATGGTAAATGCAGCCGTCAGCGGCTTTGTTGATGGTAAACTTGGCACTGGGGAAGAGGGATTTCACGATCGTCCATGCCTTAGACCAAGGCAGGTAGATGATCCTATCCTTCTTCTTGAGGTGCTCCGTGATGTCGTACTCGTTCAGAATTTGAAAAACGCTTTTTTCCATGTTAGCCTCCGTTGATTTACTTTGCTGCTAAACCCTCGACAAGATAGGTAGCCTCCATATCAGCCAAATGCGTCATGACTGCCAGCGGGTAAGTTTCAAACGCATTGCCCATACCGTAATCCCCGCCTTTGACTGCACAATCAAAGCTGCCCATATGCCAGCGGATTGCAACAATTTCGTCACGTGTGAGCTTGATGAAGCTCTGCAGGATGATGACAGATTTCTCGCCATGACCAAGCGGGAGACGATCTTCCGTTTTGTAGAACGGCTCCTTATGCCATGCGCCCGTAACATCATCCTTGACGTTCCGAGAGCTGACGGTGTAGTAGTTCACCTTCGTCAGATCGTGGAACAACGCAGTGACCGCCACCGTCTCTGGTGAGATCTCCAGTTCAGGATAGCGAGCCACAAACCCAGAGAGCTTGTCATACACATTGAGGCTATGTTCCAGCAGCCCGCCAGTATAGTTGCCGTGGAAGCGCGTGCTTGCCGGCGCAGTATAGAAGTCAGAACGTTCCAACCACGCCATCAGGTCTTCCATACCCGGACGATTGATAGTAGCGCAAATTTCAACGAACCGTTTTTTCAGATCGTCCAAATTTGCGATTTCTACGTTCATTACATCCATATTGACCACTCCTTTATTATGTTGGTGCCCCGAGGAGGGGACAACGCCCCTCCTCGTAAGGCGCAGGATTACTCTTCGATGATTTTGAAGAACACGTCGGTTCTACGGTTCAGGTAGGCATCGGCAGAACCGGGATCTGCAACCATCTTCGTGTTGCCATTGCCGACCGTAATCAGACGGTTCGGATCAATACCGCAAGCGATGAAATACTTGGCGACAGCCTTTGCACGTTCAGCAGACAGCGCCTGTCCAGAGTCAGAGTAGTTGCGGGCATTGATATTGCCCTCCACCTGGATAATCGCGCCATCCAGAGTATTGGCGATAGAGACGAACTCATCCATGATGGCGTATGCCTCTTCGGGGTTCTTGAACTGAGCGGTATCAGCCACAAACTCAACGGTCATGGATTTGGTCAGCAGCGCCTCATAATTGACGATTTCCTGCTTCTGCTCCTCGGTCAGCTCAACGGGCTTGCTGGTAGAGGTAGAGGTAGAAGAATACTTGCTTGCCAGAGGGAGCAGATACTGGTTATCAAAGAGTGTCATAGCCACCTTGCGATTGACCGTCTCACCCAAAGACTCCCAGATATCACACATATCGAAGTAGACAGAAGGAGCAGTGGAGTCCAGCACTTCCTTATTCTCGGCGTAGCCCATCATTTCGGCATCGCCGCACTGAGCCTTAATCTCCTCGTCGGAAACGCCGGCGAACATAGGCATGACAGAACGGATGTAGTCAAACTCAGTGGTATACATTGCGTTGGCCTGGAAGATACCATCAATAAAGGCGGTCACAACGTCGGGGTGTGCCTGGGCAAAGTCGGAACGGAATACGATACCGTCCATAATCAGGCTCTTAGAGGCTGTGGTAGAGAACATGATGTGCGCATCGCCGTTTTCAGTTGCATAGGACAGGTAAGGCTGCCAAGTCGCTGCCACGTCCAGCTGGCCGGCGAAGAACGCCTCGCCCGTCTCAGACGCATCGTCAAAGAGGATCATATTATCAATGATAGACTGCTTGTCAGCATCGGACAGGTCACTCTTATTAACAAACCATGCCACAAGTGTCTGGGCTTCGCTGAATCTGGGAACGCCGATCTTCTTGCCCAGCAGATCATTTACGGTGTTGATACCGGACTTAGCAATAATGCCGTCGCCACCAGCGGAGTAGTTGGTGAATACCGGCATAACCACATCCAATCCGGCCTCCTGGAACTTACCAGACAGGAACGCGGTACGGTTGGTGGTATAACCCGCAGCATTCAACTCTCCGGTAATCAAAGCGTTGCTGCTGGCAGTTGCGTCATTGATGATATTGATGTTGACCTTAATACCCAGCTGGTCGAAAATTGAACCAGGCTGCGTGGTCAAGCCTTGGTTAGCGTCGATAATAGGCTTCCAGCCCACCCACTCATCCAGAGACAGGTTAATCACGGGATCAGAGGTGTCCGTCTTGCCGGCGGAGGGCTTTGTCGTGGGCTTCTGGGACGTGCTGCCAGACTGGGTGCCCGAACTGATGGGTTTGTCGTCTGCGATGTTGTTCTTGTAGTAGTTGTAGCCGAAGCCGCCGATACCAGCGAGGAGCGCCAGCACGATGACGAAGATCACCACACGGCCAGCGGTAGTGAGTTTCATTCTCTTCATGGTAAATTACTTCCTTTCCTCTTTCACTTTGGATTTAGGAGCGTCGAAGGTGACGCCAGACCGTGGAGCCTGAATAGCCGGCTTCCCGTTATACTTTGTGGCGAGAGACTGCAGGTAAGCATCCGACTGAGCTTTCGCCGCATTTTTCTCAGCCATTGACATTTTGGTGGTGGTACGGCTTGCGTGAACGACAATCGCACCATCAACCTCTTTGCGAAGATCCTCCGCTCCGTCCCGGACACTGCCCAAGAGCTTATCAGTGGCAGAGTCCCGGCGCAGCTCGTCCAGATCGCCCAAGAGATCCTTCATGTTGCCACGGAGTTTCATTTCCTCGACAGTCATACGGCTCTGCTTTTTCAGCTCGCGGAGCTTCTTGTCGTACGCTTCATAAACGGTCTGAGCCTCTTTTACCATAGGTTCAATCTCTCGCAGGTATCCCTCTTTCTGGGAGATTTCAAACAGGATTTCCTCACGCCTGGTTGAAAAAATGGCAGCATCGGCCATATTGCCAGATCTGACCAGAGACTCACACTTTGATTCAACGTCCTTCAGTTCTCCATATAGCTTGTTGAGGTTCTTCTGGACGGAGGATTGCTCGCCCACAAACCGATTCAGGGTGTCACCAGCCTTGTTGTAACGCTCCTGCACTTCCTCAATGGCTTGCTGGAAAACAGCCTTTGCACCCTCGGGTGTCTTGGCGATATCCTCCACGAAGATGTTGAGGAACCCTCCAACGAGGACTTTCAGCTTACCCCGGACACCGGGGAAGATGATCAGGGCGAGCACAAATACAACCGCTACCGCTCCAATCACAATGCCCATTACTGTGCTCCTTCCTTACCGGCAACGCCGTTCGCAAACTCCAAGAGTTGACCGATAGCTTCTTTTTCCTTCTGGATGGCGGCGCTGGAATCAGAGGTCTTTTGTTTGGATTCCTCAATTCTGGCCTCCGCCTGCTCGATCAGGGACTTCAGATGTTCGATATCCGCCTCGGTCTCAGCGATCAGCGCATCGTTTTCCGCCCTGATACTATCCTCGGCAGCGTCCAAGGCGCGACCACGCTTCAGACCGTCCTCAATGAGATCATCCACATTGATCCCGTTGACGCTGAGAATGCCGGCGATGGATGCCTGTTTCTTGGCCTTAGTCATATCCTGGGGCAGAATGTCGATATACGCTTTGATCTTGAAGATCGAGTTCTCGTCGTCGATATCGCCCTGCTGATAGATGGATGCGATCACATCATCATAGGACACCTGAGTAGCGTCAATTACCGGCGTCTCAGGCGCGTACATAGGCTCGGATACGGGTTGCATAGGGATTTCAGGCATACCTTCGTATTCGGTACGAACCAGTCCCATGCGTTCAAATAAACCTGCCATGGTTTGTTACAGCTCCTCTCGTTTCAAATTTGATTATTTTATCGCACATTTTGAACGCCTCGTCCTGGCTGTGCGTTACCATAATGATTGTGTTGCCTGTCTCAGCATGGACGTCCAAAATCAAACGTTGCATTTTGCTACGGGTTTTGTCGTCCAAAGCGGATAATGGTTCATCCATAAGTAGGTATTTCGGCTTGACATACAGTGTTCTCGCCAACGCAAGGCGCTGTTGCATACCACCTGATAGCTGAGACGGCCATTTATCTGCATACTGCTCTAACCCAACCGCTGCAAGTACCTTGATAGCGTCATCGCGGCTACGGAGTTTTTTGTCCCGTTGGGCAATCAGCACATTCTCCGTGCAGGAAAGCCATCCGAAGTTGGAATAGCGCTGGTGCATCATGTACACAGGGTTCTTGTCGGCGTTCCGATAGGTAGTGCCATCAATGACAACCTCACCATGAACAGGGTGAAGAAGGCCAGAGATGGTTTTGAGGAGGGTCGTCTTACCGGCACCAGACTTCGCCAAAATACCGTAAATCAAACCGTCGTCAAATTCCTGGTCGATGTGCTCCAGAATTGCTTCGCCGTTGTACCCAATAGCCAGATCATTCAACTTGATCATCGCAGTACCTCCACTGGAATATCTTTCGGATCAGCAAGTTCCCCAGCTTGTCAAAAACGAAGCTGAACAACATGATTACGATGATTGCCCCGAACACCACGGCGGTACGGCCTCTGGCGGAGCTTACATTGATGATGAAGCCCAAGCCGTACTTAGCGTTGGTTGCCTCTACCACGGCGCAGTATGTCCAGCCAATGCCATACATCATAAGGAACGTACTGAATATTGAAGGGAGCGATGCGGGGAGCAGGATTTCTTTGATTGTCTCCCAACTGGTCATTCCGATTGTCTTGCCCGTATCCATCAGATCTTGCGGTACGTCGTTAAAGCAAAGCAGGATCGACGGCAGCAAGTAGACAAACGTCGCAATAAATAGGAACGAAATTTTCATCTGCTCCCCAATCCCAAACCATAGGATCAGGAGCGGAGAAAATGCGGTTACGGGAACATACCGCAGGAAGGAAACAACCGGCATGATAGTTTCCTTGATAGGCTTCACGCCATAAATCAGAAGGGAGAGGGGAATTGCTACCAGCATAGAAAGAGCAGACGCACCAGTAATCCGCAGAAAAGAGTAGGCAAGTCCTTTTTGCAACTGGCCTGTCTCTGCCAACCCGACGATTGCTTCCCAGACGGTAGCAGGGGCGGGGATAAACAGCGGTTGGGTGAAGCACGAGGCCACATACCAGACGGCAATGAAACAGGCCAATAAAACCGTTCCCCGTATGCAGTTTTTCGCACGCCGTTTGACTGAAGTTTTCATTTCACGACCTCTTCTCATGGATCATCTTCGCCCAGCGACTTCATCATGAAGCATTCATCACAATAGCAGTCGCCAGTTGTTTGGATTTTGACATAATCGCCGACTATCGGTTCTCCGCAGGCATCGCAAAGGATAGTACGGGCATAAGCTCCGCCACAGTAAGGACAACCGCTGAAATCCTCATAGGGCGGAGAATCTAACCCATGGCGTTCTTCCCATCGCTTCGGATCGTCAAAGGTTTTGCCACAGTCCAGACAGGTGTATTCACCATACATCAGCGCTTCACCTTCCAGACTGCCGTATTGCACCCAGACTTGCCAAGACGTCTGCCGACGATCACAACCTTGCCCTCGGCTTTCATCTCTGTCAGACGAGGCCGTGTGAAGTTCGGACTGTTGGTGGGGATTTTGCCCTCAGAGACCAGCTTCTCGCCAATCTCGTCAGCAGTCATACCGCCAGGATCACCGCTGGTCAGAACATCCAGAATCATAGCCTTACGATTAGGACGCCTCGGCTCGATCTGGTCATATGCTTCACGGCGGTTTCTCAACGCAATGCTCATATGAATCACCTCTTTCTATCCGACAAATGCCGGTTTCTGTTGCAGTGATAGTTGGACAAACCCAACCACCTTCCTGAACTCGACCTCTTCGAGTTTTACTGGACGGGTAAGATAAATCCGCTACCCCCCCCACAGCACACTCGATATAACCTTTTTGGGTGGCCTGCTTAATTCTGACTTTCTCCATGGTCAACCTCCGGGCTTCTCAGAGCATACCATCCAGTCTTGGCTCCGCCCCCTCCCGCTTCGGCTTTCAAAGCACGTGCAATGGTTTCGCCATCATATACACGATTGGCGTCTCCATTGTAATCATTGATATATCCGAGCTGCTTCAGTTCATCATTCTTATCAGAATAATTTACTTTGTCGCTAACATCGGTAATATCAAAAGTAGACAGTGCTTTTTCAAATGCGCCGATACCGGAAAAGAAAGAACCAACAGTCATATCTTCAAAGAGATACGGCATAGCACTGTGAAGTTCATCCAAAATGGCACAGAGAACGTCTACCACGATAGAGTTTCCAGCCTGCTTGTAAAGCTGTGACCCGCTCCTATCTGCTCCACCATAGATATTTTCGTTCATGGCGGATTTGGCACGTTCAAAGTCCTGATCTTGGAAACCCATTAAACGCCAACACTCTTTTTGCGTAAGTTTACGGACACGAAAACTCGGGCGTATTGCGATAGGTGTTTGTCCGCCGCCCATACCAGCTGCACTATTTATGCATGGGCAAATACCATCGTTTCTTGGAGTCTGGTGCTTTTGTAAGCCGCCAATCATTGTGATTTTATCTTCTGACGTAGGACTTCTTTCAATCACTCTCTTGTCCCCCCCCCATCAATGGTGCGAATAGTGCCGCAGACATTATCTTTGAAAAAACGCACACCTTCATCGCATCGACGCTCACATACGATTTTCACATTAGCTTCCTCGCTTTCATTTATCTCAATCAATACATTGTCTTTTTGAACACCCGTCAAAGTGTTGGTACACATATTAGGGCGAACTTCCAAACGCTGTATTATCTTACCCCCCCCGCATATCTTCCACGAATTGCAGCGGGGATAATATATCGCTTACTCATTATGCTCCATAACTCCTGTCATTTGCTGATTTCCAAAGCCCTTATAGTCACGGGCCAGCAAAGTCAAGGCCGTCTCACAGTATCCTTCAAACTGGGTGCCTTTCTTACTCAGCTTCACACCGGCAAGTGAGCAAGTCCCAGCAGTGGTGGTCTGTGGAACCTCTTCCGCTGGTGCGGACGGTGTTACTGATTTGTCTGAACGGGGGGGGTTATCATGGCAGCTACCTTGTCATCAGACAGGTAGTATCGCTCGTCAACCTTATCCTCCAGCATATCTACCAGCGCTTTTTTCAAAGGGATAGGAGACGGGAACTTAAACTTCCCATTATCTAAATCCTTACGAATGATGACACAGTAAACACGCTCACGATTCTGGGGGATTCCGTAGTGTTTTGCATTCAGAACCTGCCAGTAGACGTTGTAACCGTAGTCTTCCAGCTCTTTGACAAAGAGGTTAAAAGTGGCATAGAAGCGAGAACCGGTAATATTTTTAACGTTCTCGTAGATAGCGAAGCGAGGCTTCTTTTCTCTTAGGAAACGCAGCCATTCGACCAGTAAGGAAGAGCGGGTCTTCTCGATTTCAGTTGATCCGCACTTAGGGCAATGGTCGCGTTGATCATAGTGAGCTTCCAGGGGATTATATACGTGGCCGCAATGCTTACAAGTCCATGCAGCCCCCCCCCTGTTTGCCTGCTATGCTGAAATCCTGACACGGACTTCCACCGAACATGACATTGAAATCCGGCACAACCTTCTCATCGGCTTTGGTAATATCCCCGATGTTAAGGGTGGGATCAACACCATGAACGGCGCAATAGCTTTCTGCGGCGTAACGATCGAACTCGCAGAAAAGGGCAGTTTGGTAATCCAAATTAGTTCCTCCTTTGTTGGTTTTCTTTGTTGCTAAACGGAAGGTTGAGGGATTTACAATCTCCCTCGAACTGCTTTTATTCTATCATACTGTCTCCATAAAGTCAATAATTTTCTTTGTTGCTATTATGAGGTTTTTTGAATTTCTTCAAAGATAATCTGCTTTGGTAACATTCCTTTGCATACATAGACACTACTGAAAGGCGGGTTTAGAGACGGCTTTTGGTCGGCGTAGTTCTTAAAGTAAGATACACGCCGATTGAGATACATGATTTCAAAATCATGCTCACGGAACATCTTAAAGCGTTTCTGACTCTCGAAAAGTCCGACGACCCCTACCAACATAGCAAAGGGTATATTCAACTGGAATAGCCGCTCAAACACTTCGCCTTTGAGGGAATACGGAGGATTACTGATGATGTAGTCACACTTCGGTGGGTCAATAGCGAAAAAATCCTGACCGTTTGCAATATGTGTTGCGATAACGGTATAGCCGCGTTGCCGAAAGAGCTTTACAAACAGACTATCCTCAGTGTCAAACGGACACCAAATTGTCACGGGGGGGGTGGAAGATACTTGTACAACGGGGCAATCGCATACTCCGGTGTATAGAACTCGTCGTTGCCACTGCCGGCAACCTTATCCATCTTCATAGCTGCACCTCTTGATTTACTTTGTTGCAAATTAAATCCAACGAATGCAAGGTTCGCCGGTATAACCATGTTCCCATACGAACCAAGCGAAGCACATGGTACTTGACCAGGGCTTACCATTTTCGTCAACTTCCAATCCGTTTCTCAAAGGATTGACACGTTTTGAAAATACATACACGGCTTTCGGAGGGTGGGTGGCAAAGAAATCCTTACGTTGCCGTCCTTCGAGAAACTGGATCTTGGCGAACAGGATCACCTTGCCAGTAGATACCTCCAGAGCTTTCTCAGCGAACTCTTTCGCCAAAGAGAACGGAGGGTTCGTGATGACGTTGTTGAATTTTTCGGGATAGTTCTCAGTGAGGAAATCCACCCCGCCAACAATACCACATCCGAACCTATCATCTCTCTGAACCAGATCAGTAGAAATAATTTGACTGTTGGGATAATGTTCCCGAAGTACCTTACTGATATGCCCTTCACCAGCCGCAGGCTCCAAAATGGAGCCGTGCAGCTCTTCTCGGCTAAGGATGGCTTCTGTCGCCTCGAACGGGGTAGCATAGTAGTCGTTCTCCACACGAGAGCGGGTAGGGGACATACCGGCCAAACTGGTGCCGCTCAAATAAGTACGCTCTTCCATTTTCTCACCGCCTATTAAAAAATCGTCGTTCCATACTTAAACAACTCCTTAAAATGAGCACTCGCACGGCAGATCATCGTCGTCCCTGATAAGCTTTCGTGCAGCGGCCCAAAATGTTTGAGGTTTGGCTTTTTCAGTGGGCGGCAACGCCTTTTCTTTGAGCTTGGCAAATTCCGCCTCAAAGTCTGAAAGATAGCCTTGTTTGAGGATACTGTACCCGATTGTGTCTTCGGCCAGCTTCGCCTTTTCCCATATTTTAGGATAGAGGCAATAAACAACAAACCAATGCTGTTTGCCGGCTTTCAGACACCCGGTACAATTTGCATGATTGAAAATGCTGTAGGTCTTCGGACGCTCGATCCCAACCTCCTCGATGTCATGGATAGTACGTACCTCCCATGTCAAAGGGTACTCTGTTTGGTACCCCATTGCGGCCATAATGCCAACTCTGCGCCGAATACGGTGCTGTTCATTGGCGTCAAAGCCATAGACTAATGAGATATCGTCCCTTACTTCGGGAGGATTTGCGGGATAGTGCTCGGACAGCCATTTATGAAAAGGTTCGGTTTTCAGTCTGTTGGTGCAAAAGGCGGTGGACTGAGCGCCAGCCTTAAACGCCTTGATTTCCATACACACGTCGAACTGATCCTTAACATCCCATCCGGGCATATTGGCGTAAGTAATGGGAACGCCCAGATAATCCGAAACCTGTTTTTTGAAACGCTTGATATCAGCGTCTTCGGTTCGAGGACACAAATCATGATTGAGCAAGATCGCGTCCTCTGCTCCGAACTTTCTAACTACTTCCACGGCGGCAATCGCAGAGGAATGACCGCCAGAAAAACAAACGATGTGCTTCATACCGACCACAACCATCTCGGCTGAGGTCAACCGTCTAATCCTCCCTTGCTACCGGCCAGATGGCTTTCACGCTGTAACAGACGGCTTTACTCTACACTTATCAATCTTGTAGAAACCCGGTTTACCGGGATTGGTATTAGCTCCTTTCTAAATTTGAATTATTTTCGCCGTCCTTAAAAATCTCATGGGGCAGCGGAATAGGTTTTTGGGTAAAATATACCGACTCCTTCTTTGCAAAACGGTTCAGCAATATACTTACGGTAAGCTGTCCGATCCGATTTACATAGGGGCAATTAAGCCGGTCAGGATGCGGGACGCTGTTTCCCAGGTCAATAACCAGATCGCGGGTATTGTAGGAAATATCCTGCGTGATAATCGGAGTTGCGTAAATCACCACATCCCGGTTCTGCGTAGCTTGCAACAGGCTTTTTGTTTTGGAATGTGCTACTGTAACCGTCGCGTTGTTAAAGTCCAGATACTTCGCCAGTTCTTTAACGGCGTGCCCTCGGCCTACGATGGTAATATCCTTCTCCCATACCAATCCAGACTCAATTAGCAAATCCATGACTGCTTGAGAGACCGCCGACATTCCGGGAGAATAAGAGTGGTCAATATCCACATCAGGATCGAGAATAGAGTTGAACGACACTGTTTCACTATCCACAACAATCCCTCGATAGGGAGGGAGAGGGTTGGACGTATGATCACAGTTGATACCAAGCTGGTCTGCCTTACGCTTGATGGCTTTCAGGAACACGCTATCCTGAGAACCAAGCAGAAGCAGCTTGCCGGAAGGATGTAGGCTTGCAGTTTCCGCATCCAAAGCGGCGGAGAGTTTTTTGATGTTTTCCATTACATCAATCATAAGGCGCTCCTTTTTTATTTGTATTATTCTACCGGAATACCAATATACTCAAGGACTTGCCGCATACCCAAACCATGTTCTTCCCACGGCCTCATGCAGTAATCCCAGAGCTTTGGGTGCGTGATTTTTAGACGCTGGAAACGGTTTGGAGCTTTTTCAAGGTGAGCGCCAAAGGCACAAAAGACACAGCCAGTACGCTTTTCGCCTGTCGTCGTCCACCCCCCCCTATCAGTTCTGACGATCTCGCCATAAACTGAAGCATAGGGGACTTGGTAAGTATAGAGGTATTCCAGCACATCTTCCTCAGTCCAAAAAGACATGGGTTGGGAGCTGGGCTTCTTACCGGAAAAAGCATTACATCCCATACGCAACCATGTGGCACGCCGAGATCTGCTCTCGTTTGCCATAGTTGCAATAATAGGTACTCGACCAGTTTCCTTGGAGTATTTCTTCATAGGCCGCTTCTTCATGACAGTACAGCACCGAGAAGAAACCTTGAATGGGGCATCCAACAGATAACACCATTTTTCACAGTTGAACTCTGACGGCGTTCCGTTGCTCCGCATAATCTCTCCATGCAGCTCTTTCCATCTGAAAGAACCTGGCTTATGCCCATATTCCACAGTGTCAGCTACACGCTTCGAGATAACGGGATATCCGTACACCTCAATGACTTTACGGAAGTTCATCTCAGGCCGGACAATCGTAACGTTTTCACAGCTCTTAACAAATTCTCTGACCTCCGGGAACTCAAGCCCGGTATCAGAGAAAACAGCAGGCACATCGGGGTAGATCCGCCGCACAATATCGAGTAGTACGGTAGAATCCTTACCACCGCTAAATGCCACATAGACCTTTCCATCGTAGTGCTGATACCACTCGATGATACGAGCAGTAGTGATCTGGATTTTGCGTTGGAGAGGCAGGCGCTGCATCTCTTCCAACTCTTCTCTGCTATGCAAAGCACCCACCTCCCCGGTTCCAATGATTGTCGTCATCGCCGCCCGATCCTACCGTATAAATCAGCACCAGAGCCAAAAGCAGTAGGATGATACCGTCCATTGGTTACTCTGTGGCCTCCGGCAGAGCAGGGGCGCTGGCATAGCTGGCACGAGCCAGCCACTCGTTGATGACCTTGTTGAAAGTATTGTCGTTGCCCATGTACTTCTTCAGCATGGCAGCAGTCAGGCCGGCTTCGGCGCTGAATGTATCACCGGGCTGGCACTTCACAACCGTCTTATCACCGTCATCCCAGAACACGATGGTAGCCGGGTTGTGAAAGATCACATTGACGGGCATCGGCAAACAGCGAGAAGTAGGCTGACTGGCTTGGAGCTTCATTGCCGCATTCCAACCGTTGGAGAAAGGATCTCCGCTGGGGGCGAGATGGGCAACAAAGCCGCCGTCCGGCATACACAGGCCGCTCAGAAGCTCATCAACGAACCGTTCAGCAGTTACCGGGGGGGGTGCCATAACAGAGATGCGGGGAGCGATGTAGGGAGTGTGGATCATGTCGGGAATCATAGTTATTTCCTCCTATTCAGTGTGCATTGCGGTCACAGGCGTTCAACACCATGACCTGGTTCCAGATATCATTACCAAGCAGACGTTTGATTTTGCTAACCGTCTTACTCGGATTATCTGACTTTTCAACCGCATACGGCCACATATGCCAGCGGATCAGCAGCGCCACAGTAAGGCGCTGGTTAGGACTGAGATCGCCGGTATAGCAGAAGCTGTCATAAGCTCCTACACGCTCATGATGATAGAAGTGGGCGATCTCAGTGGGGTTGCCTTTGATGTCATGAAATACTTTAGTCTTTTCTTTGCCAATATCGTGCAACAGCGTGGCGCGGAGCAGAGCAGCATCGGCACCTTTATAGTGGCTGATCAGATACTGCCATGCCGTCATAGAGTGCTGACCAACCGTGTACTCATGGTGCGGGTTATCATGTTCCAGCTTGGAGAGACGAAGCATAAGGGTATCAATCTGGTCGTGGCGATCTTCGTCACCCACGATCCTGATTTCATCCCAACCCTCTGCCATCATGGGAACATCGAATTTGAAGTACATCTTTTGGATTACAGACTCCGGGACAGAACGTTCCCGATTATTGTTGCGCTCCAAACACACCTCATAGGGCGTCGCCATGAAAAGACATACTGTACGCAAATCATGTTTGTGGAGCGCTCGGACACGATCAAGGAATCCGATACGGCGCTTGTAGTTGATATTGGTTGCGTCGTACACCACATCCTTGCCATCCACCAGATCCTGCAAAACCCTTTTGTGAAGGGTTTGGAAAACCAAGTCCTGTTGGGTTTGGTCGTTCTCGTCACCAAGAACTTCGGCACGGATCGCATCGCTGGAGTGGACGACGGCGTTAGGGATGCTTTCGGCAGTGAATGACTTCCCGCTACCAGGGAGGCCAACCATCATGTAAAACATCGGCATCTCATTCTCCTCCTTGGATTTCCTTTAAGAAGGATCGTTTGAGAATTTCAACGGTAGCCTTTTGCAGTACCTCATTGGCGTGCTGGTTGATCGAAACAGGTACCATATCCATATAGCGCTTTTTGTCTTCGGTCATAGATTGAATTGCAGTGCTCATCAGTGCCCGTGCTTCTTTCAAAGAGTAGCAACCGCGCTTCACCTCTTTGAGATAATCACACTGGTTACTGATAAGACAGTCAGCGTAAGGCTCGCCGGCTTCGTAACGGGTCATAAACTCCCGCAGCCGCAGAGCATGGTGAAGCTGCTTCGGGTCATACCCAAATGCCTCAATCTTGTCCATTGTGGCAGGGTAGGGGTGCTCCATTGCCTTTTGCTTTTCCAGAGCCATACCCATAATGCAGTTCATCCCGGCGTAGTTGTTGTATCGGGCAATCTCTTCACGAGCGTCCAGAACAGGCTGGAAAAGATCGGCATACTCCGGGTTGATAATGGAGTAAGGGGTGAACAGGATCTCAACAAAGTTGACATTCTGCTTCTTGATACAGTCAAACATGAGGCGGATGTCTTTGAAATCCACGTGTTCGTTATTCTCCATAATGTGGGTAGTGCTGAGAGGTTTGGCGTTCAACACGAAATCGGAAAAGCTGGGCAACATGATTGCCTTGGTGTCAATATCGCTACCCTCATAGTCAAGGTTATAATTCTGAGAACCTTGCAGGAAGAGGCCAACCCAGCCTCCCCTGCAATGTTCCAAGACGGGCACCAGATGTTCCCGCATCCGCGCCATAATCTTCTGGCGCTTCTGCTCATTCTGGATCAAAGTCGTCATCGTCATATCGCTCCTTTTTGATACAATCCCGGATCATTCTCCGGTATAGGCTTGAGTCGAACTACTCCATATCTGCCCAGCTTTGAAGTTGTTGATAAAGTCAAGAACGACTTTTTCATCCATTCTGTTCTCCAACATCCTGAGCTTCTTCCATATCAGGCGCGGCGGCGGTGTCTTTGATCAGCCCCTCCAGCGCCTTGAACGCAAAGTTTTTATGCTTATAGGCGGCAAACTTGGGACGGTTGACAATGCGGCACACGACACCTTCCCGAACATGGGTATGACCGACAGGATCGGGGCCGTCATAATACTGCTCGGCTTTGGTTTTAATCCATTCACCAGCATTGGTTAGCTCGCAAGAAGTTCCTGTGAAGATTTCCTCTTCGGGAATAAGCCCCCTATACATCAGAGGAACATATTTGACGCCCATCTGTTCGCAACGATAGCGCATAAAGTCGGGCGGATACTCTACCACATCGCCGTCTTCGTTGGTCATCGTCATGCGGTAAACGAAAAGATTGGACTTGGGATGTTCCTTGCCATCGGGAGCGCAGCCATAGCTGAATGTGGTGGTTTTACCGTACTGTTTGGTAAACTCCTTGTCGTTCAGTTTAGAGTTATTTCCGGGATTCATGATGGGCGTACCATCGTCAGTGAAGCCAACAACCTCGTAGTAGACCGTCTCTCCCTTGTGGAGCTTTCCTTCAAAGACGTTGGCGTGTTTTTCGCGGAAAGCGTTATTACCGTAGAAGCCTCCCTCATCGAAGGTATCCAGAACCACGCGGCGGGTTCCGGTAACATAGCCCCAATCATAGATGGGTGCCCGCTTGATTTTGGAACGAATCACATTCGGGGTCTTACGACTCTCATAGAGCCGCTTTTCCATACGGTTCCGATATTTATAGCCCTGCAACACAGGCAGATAGCCGGTACGCTGAGAAGTTCCGTGCATTTTCAGGGTAACTTCTACCAGATCCCCAGCATGGAATGCGGAGAGATTGTAGGCCAACTGCTCCGTGTCAGCGTGTTCTTGGAAGAGCGGGGAAATAGGATCAGAACGCTTACGAACATGATTGCCACCCCCCCCACTACCGGAGGCGCGTTTGACGGCGGGTACGTACTTCTCGCAGATAGTGATACCGTTCAACACAGAGATCGTATCGCCCTCTTGGAGCTTCTTGATATCGGTAAAAGAAGCCAAACAGGAGAGAGGGAGGAACAGACCGTCGCTCTTCTCGCCCCGGAGCTTGAGAGCCTTAATATTCCGCTTCTCCGGGTCAAGGTATCCGCCAGCCGGAGCGCCGTTCTCATCCTTGCGCCGCAGCAAGTCATTCTTCTGTGCGAACTCCAAACCGAGTTTGCCATCAGTAGGGAAGTACACGCCCAGCTGATCAGGGTCGGTGCCGAGATCCACAATCACCGTATTACCGAAACATTCGCCACAGAGCAGCCGGTCGGCATTGGTATGCTTCCTCAGATTGTGAATCCTGGTAACATAGGCACAGTACATTATATTCACTCCTCGTTAATTTACTTTGTCACTAATCAAGAATACATGGATTTCAGCTTATGAGAGGCAGTCACGATAGCCTCTGCCGCTTCGTGCATCTCATTAACAGTGGTATCGAACCCCATTGAGATACGCACAGTGCAGGCCGCATCTTCATCAGACATTCCAATGCCACGCAAAACGTGGGAGGATTTAGCACTGGCAGCACTGCACGCAGAACCAGCAGAAAGGTAGATATCCAACTGATCCAACAGAAGAAGCAGAGATTCGCTGTTGACGCCAGGGATGGTCAGGCTGATGATGTTAGAAGAATAGTTCTCGCTATCACCGTTGATATAGAACTCCCCAGGCATTCTTAACCCCAGATCAGTTAAGAATGTATCTCTGAGCAATCCCCACCGTAGCTTCCAGTTCTGGAGGCGTTCAGTAACGATTTCTGCTGCTTTGCCGATTCCTACAATTCCCGGAACGTTCTCAGTACCACCACGCATTCCGTTTTCCTGGCCTCCACCGACAATCCACGGGGATTTACGGATAGAATTGCTGATATAAAGCACACCAACACCCAGAGGAGCACCGAACTTATGACCGGACATAGAGCAGAAGTCAATTCCGCAGTCCTTCACGTTCATATTCACATGGCCTGCCGCCTGCACAGCATCGGCATGGAATACGGCATGATACCTTTTGCAAAGGGTTCCGATTTCTTTCATAGGATTGACAGTGCCCAGCTCATTATTTACCCACATGATAGAAACAGCCGTCGAACGTCCATCACGAGGTAAATAGTTAGACTCAGCAGTATGGGCATCCGATAAAAAACGTTCCAGGTCATTTAGGTCTACGCTACCATCTTTGTGGACTTTGATATAATGGCGATGACAGTGCGCAGACATAGGTTCCAGAACCGAATCGTGTTCCAGAGCAGTTGTTAAAATCAAGTCGCCGCCAAAGTTTTGCAACCACGCATTGTTCGACTCTGTGCCACCAGAGGTAAAGAACACCTCTGAGGGATCGGCACCAATCATTTTAGCTACCTGGCGGCGGGCATTTTCAACAGCTTCACGAGCATTGACCCCTTGGGTATGGAGGCTTCCGGGATTGCCTACATGATCGGGCCGGAGCCAAGGGAGCATAGCTTCCAGAACCTCCGGGAAGACCGGAGCGTTGGCAGCATTGTCGAGATATACCACGTATTTCACTCCTTTGATAAAAGAGGCTCAGAGCGTAGACAGCTACTTGCTACTCTATCGTTCTGAGCCTCCTTAATGGTTTACTTTGTTGCTTATGCGGAGATAATAGGACGAAGGGCATCGTCCACCTGCTGATACCGCTCTGCGTTGATGGCCTCCAACAGGCAGTCATAAGGATCAGTCTGGCCGCTCATCACCATCTTGGCGATATTGGGAGAGAAACCGCTGACCAACGCAACACCCAAATCGTTCTCCTTAACAGGAATGGTGCCGCTACGGGAGTTGACATTCCAGAATACCAGACGAGGAATCTGATACCCGGCTTCCGCATACCGCTGGGCGATTACCTCAAACAGGCGGGGAGTAGGTGCGACCCGTCTGCTATATCCCCACCTATCATGGGAGATTGCGCCGGTGGTTGCACAACCATCGAACTCCATATCAGAGATGATAAGGATGTTCGCGGGAAGATCGCTCTGATCCATGTGCTTGTTGATCGCCGTAGCGAGGATCAGGTCGAATACGGCCTCGATGTTGGTGTTGGCAACCTCGTTATGGGTAGCCGCGATCCGCAGTTTCTCACGAAGGTTCTTGCCTCTGCTCAAATCGACCAGCTGAGGATGTTCAGAGAAGGTGATGTACTGATCCTTGAACTGACCAGAAGAACGCTCGGCGAAGTAGATTGCCAGAGAGTTTGCTACTTCCAGCGCAGACACATCAGTGTTGCCGACTCTCACTCTCATACTACCAGAACCGTCGGCCACCACGATGGTGTTACCACAACCCTGCACCGTATCGGGGAGGTTCTTCCACAGCACTTCCAGATTGGTGTCGGTGCTGTCGGCATAACCGTACCGATGTACGATGTCATGCGGGAAGAGAACAGAAGCGTTGATCTTGGCCTCGCCTTTCTCCACAGCACCCAGGAATGCACGTCGGCGATCCTCGTCGTGACGGAGGAAAGCGCTGTTGTACTGCAGGTTGGCACGAGAGGGAACACGCTGATAGTCGATTTCCTCCCACTGCTTGGCGGTCATCTGCTGCTCCACAACAAGCAGGTAACGGGAGAGATTGGCGAGGGTATGCTGATACTGGCGCTCGGTCATGCCGACAGCCTTCCGCAAGATCTGGGCATAATGCCGGGTCTGCTTGGAAGAAGTCTTACAGCGAGGCATCCACTTTGCCAGAAGAGAAATAGGCTTGCCCTCTGCCGCATTTTGGGTGTCGTCATAAAGCTGCCCTTTGACCAGCCCGGTCACGCAGTCACACGCAGGCGTATCCAGCAGACACCACAGATCGTCCCAACGACCGTACTCAGGCACCAGTGCCACCACAGGGGCGACGTACTCGGGAAACTCCTTCGCCAGAGGCACCATGCAGGCACGGAACAGCCGGCGCTCACCCAGGCCACCACGGACATCACGAGCATAAAAGAGCCATTTCATTGCCATCAACTTGTCCTCGAAGAACGCCTTAGTGAAGCGATGAGAGATGTCGTGCTCGCTGGCGCTACGGAGAGATGCCACAGCGAAATTGAGATCCAGGAGAGCCTTGCCGGTAGTGCGGAAGCCGACTGCACCGTTCTCGGTGACAGAGACATTGCACTCGTTATTCAGCGTGCTCTTGATCCCATCCATAAAGTTACTCATTATCTCTTACCTCCTATATTGAGATACCCAGGACACACTTTTTATTTACTGTTGCTGTTTATGCCCAGAGAAATGGAGCGGCAGGTAGGACTCGAACCTACGAATGGCAGCTTGGCTTCCTTGAACATTGCTGTTAGCGGAACTCCTCGTTTCGCATTGTAATAGGGCTGCTGTGTTGACCACTTCACCACTGCCGCATGAAGCTCGTCTTTCCGAGCCGTCACAACCCAGTTCAAGATATTTGGGTTGAATATCTGGCGTTTACCGTCAGCATAGACATAAACGATCCCAAAGCCCTATGCCTATCCGCCCATTAGCAGGGACGGCTTCTGCTTGTGCCAGGGGTGGGACTCGAACCCACGACCACGGGATTAACAGTCCATAGAAAGTTGCTGTAAGCGTCTCAACAAGACACGCATTAGTACGCGCTCTGTCCGACTGAGCTACCCTGGCGTACGCCCCGCCGTAGCGGGGCTATTTTGCATGACCCCTCTTATGTGCATTTTCTACTCAAACCCAGCCGTATAATACGGCAAACAGTTATACCGATCGGTTCGGCTTCCCGCACTATTATGGCTGGCGGCGAACCAGGTTTTCACCGTACTGTAAATTATCGGGGTCGAGATAATGACATACGGCAAGGAACAACAGACAAGCAAACCCATATTCAACATTAGTCTGTCGCACCTCCTTTTTTTGTAACTACACTAAGTAGCTTGTTGCAAGGAGTGGGACTCGAACCCACGACAATCAGTTCCCTTTTTACATAGCTGTTAGCGCAACTGGGGGAGGGGAACGTTACGCATTTTTTATACTGGTGCTCTACCAACTGAGCTACCCTTGCATGGCGGGAGGCTTTTTCATTGCTGTCTGCGTTGCTCTGTACGCATACGAATACGGAAACCTCCCAGAAACCGCTATATCCGTAAAATGGCTCTTTGCCACGTGTGCGGGACACATTCTCATTTCCAAAGCAGGTAATGTTGATGGTTGCTGTTAGCGCCCCAATTCGTTACTGTTCATTCATCGTCGCATTCATTACTGTACTGTCATCCGAAGATGACTTAGGGCTTGTCTCGTATTCTATTCATGGCTTTCTCCACATACCCGGCGCTGGACGCCGCTGCCGCTGATCACTTTGAATCACAGAACGATAGCCAGGGACTTCTTCATGACACACACGACCCTTCTTATAGATTGATGACGGTTTTTTTAGGAGCTACGGAGTCGAACCGTAAGCAAAAGTTTTGCAGACTTTCAAGGTAAAATTGCTGTGCGTGTCCACCGTCGATTACACGTTATGAGCTGCCACCGGACGCTCCCATGTCGCCCGTCTTTCCGGGCCGTCAGCGGTCTTTCCCGCCGTCAGAGAGAGGAGGTGATAAAGAGTTCGCCGCTATTGCGGCTTGGCGGAGGGGATGGGACTCGAACCCACACACCCTTTCGGATTACTAACAGTTTAGCAAACTGCTTCCTTACCAGTTAGGATTACCCCTCCACGCTTTTCAACGAGACGCATTGAGTCAAAGTAAAAGTTTGATAGTTGTAAAATTGCTGTTAGCGCCTCATACTCCGGTTGGTCAACCGAATGAATTACTCACTCATGCTCTCTGCAGGACTGGTATCCAGGAGCTTTGCGAAGTTGGCGATGATAGCGGTATTGTTCTTCCGCTGCTGGGACATGGCGGCGCGTGTCGCGGCCAGTTCCTTGGAATAGGTGTCGATCTCAGCCAGGTCGTTGTCGATCTGCTGGTTGATACCCTCCAGCTCATTCATTGTTCTGGTAACGATGTCTACCGCCTCGCTTGCCTGACGAGCCAGACGAGCAACCTCAGTCTGCTTTTCCTGCAGGAGATCGCGGGTGACAGGTACGGGGACGGCGTTTTTACGGGATCTCATTGCTTTCACTCCTCTTACAGAATAATTTTCTTTGTTGCTATCCAAGAACTAAATGGCCGAAGCCATTTAGTAGAATAGTTGCTTGTAGAGCTTGTAGTCTCTGATCCGGGCTGTGTGCTTGACCTTGCTGGACAGATCCTCGCAGAACACCTTAGACGCAAACTCCGGGTCTTCCAGATTGAACTGGGTACTCTCGCATTCCAGCAGATGAGCACGGTAGAATATACCGGACTGGTGTATTACGTTGTACCGTAGCGAGTAGGCACCGTCCATCAGGGTATTCAGACGATTTACCAGACCCTGCATCTTAGAGACGTTGATCTTGCTGTTCCGCTCCGTCCGAATTAGGTTATCTGAATAGACATAGGCACGGAAGATTACGCCTCTGGCCTGCTGGTAGTATCCCTCTGCATCCCTCAGACGCTTGAATATCTGCAAGATTTCAAACGGCATCTCGGTCTTCTCACCGTTTATCATCACGCCGTCATCAAGCACATCTTCCTTGGGGAAATTGATGATCTGCTCTTCGGTCAATCCAAACCAAGCCAGGTAAAGAATTACAGCGGGCAGGTCAAACAAGGTTTCATCGTAGCACTCGGACACTTTGATGGAATCCTGGATTGCCTGGTGAAGCATACCCAAGTTCTTGTAGTATTGCACTCCGCTGGTCTCGTTGATTTTCAGGTCGTCCACAGTGACTGAGGCCAAAATGCTTTCCTGTTCTGCCGGCAGCACGCCATTGGCAATCAGGTATCGCACATAGCTCATCACATGGCTTTTATAGTTGAAGAAAATGCTGGTGTGACGAACCCTCATGGAGTTGAACATGGACATATACTGTTCCTTAGTAAAGCCATTGTCCAGCGATTGGCCTGTCTGCTCTTCATAGGCCAGAACCTTTTTCCAGGCGATATCAAAGTTTTTCTTGACGCCTACCTTAGCATAGCCGCCGTCCGGGTCTTCAAAGAATTTGTTACGGATCATATTCCCCTCTCCAATCCGTTCAAATCATTTTCTATGTTGCTATCTTACCATACGTAGTTGAGATTGTCAATAGCAAACAAGAAAATTATTTGCGAAATTTTTCGGGGACATCCGCTTCACCTCACTCTGTCGCCGGCACGTCCATCATATGCTTACACAGGAACTCACGATCCGTTACGGACAGGGAAGAGAGGATTGTCAACAGCCGATCCGGGCCGGTCACGATCTTTCTCCATTCCGTATAATGAGCTTGCCACACACCGAGCCAATACTGAGCAAGGCCGGTAGCGTCTTGGTTTTGCTTGAAAAACTCATCCAGCAAAGCGATAATCTCTTCACTGGACGCTTCGAGAGGACGCTTGATATCCTTGCCCTTCCCATGCGCAACCAGAACCAGGCGTGCGCCTTGAGCCAGCTGGACGTTGAGGTAGACATAGGCACCAGAGGACGCTGACATCTGTACGGGGAGGACACCAGTGTACGGGAGCTTAATGTCCGTCTCGCTGATACTCCGCATCCCCACGGCGCTGACATCTAAATCATATTTGCCGAAGTTTGCTGCCATACTGTTTACGATGTGCATTTTTACGCGCCTCCAAATAAGTATTAGGTTGACTAAACTGAAAACGTGTGATATGATATAATCAACTTCACGAATATGTTCGTGTCTGGTATTTACTATACCAGCTTGCTTTCGTGCTGTCAAGTGCTTTTCACGAAAAAATTCGTGACATTCAAATTCTCTGTTTGGAGGTTGTGTTATGGACTCTGTCATTTTTACAAGGATTAAAGAATTGTGTGCTGAAAATAACATCACAATCAACAAACTGGAATCCGAACTTGGTATGAGCCAATATTCTATTGGAAGGTGGAAAAGCTCTACCTCTCCAACCATTGATAAAATCTCCAAGATCGCCGAGTATTTCCATGTCTCCATTGACTACCTGGTAGGCGCTTCTAATGTGCGCTCTACTGCCGATACCATGCTTGGCGACCCCGACTATATTACCCTCCAGCGAGCCAGAGAGCGCATGACTGAGCAGGATAGAAACCGCATGATGGGTATTCTGAAAATCGGATTTGACTACGCTTTTTCCGATGAGAATGATCCGCAGCAGAAGAAGTCCGTTTTATTGGACACGGAATAAGTTATAATATGCACCCATGATGTCTCCGTGTAGCGAAAGGAGGGCAAAATAGTGAGGAGTGTTTTTGTACAGCGTAAGGTCTTGGAGCTTTACCAGGACATGGATTCTGTATCCTATCCTATCCAACCTGAATTACTCTTGCAGTGCATCCCAAAAAGCTGTCGTATTTTGTCGTATCAGGAAATGGCCGAAGTCACTGGATGCACTGTCCAAGACGTTGCCGTTCTATGCAAAAGCAATTCTGGAGCGACGCACTACGATCCAGATACAAACCGTTATCTTATTCTCTACAATGCTGAAATGAACGCTGGCCGTATCCGGTGGACTTTGGCGCATGAGATCGGCCATATCTATATAGGCCATCTGGAAGTCATAGAGGGAGCCGAAATCGCCTACAATGAGCAAAGGGGCTTCTATGACCAGTTCGAGAGCGAGGCAGACTACTTCGCTTGGAATTTACTTGCTCCGCTTCCTATCCTGCGTGAAATGGGTATCCGTTCCGCTTCTGAGATCAAGGCAACATACGGGCTGTCCAATCAGGCGGCAGCACTTCAATTCGACCGATACACAAAATGGTGCAGAGGCCATGTCAAAACGGCATGGGAAAACGGAATGCTTCGTATATTCCGCAGTAAGTACATGGCCTAAATGAACCGCCCTCCGAAGAGGGCGGTTTTATTATTAGCTAATCTTCTGCTCTCCCCAAGAGATTTTGAAGTTTCCGTCCTCGTCTGCCTCACGAGACATCAGCAGGCTCATCAGGTCATAATCCACGCCAAAGCGGTCATACACCTCATCCAGATCTACGTCCTGCCCCTTCATGAAAAGGTTCAGTTTCTCTTTGGCGAGCACCATTTGCATCTGGTTGGACTCAATGCTTCCAGAGTAAGTAACAAAGTAGATGTCTTTCCAGTCCGTAGAGGTAAAGCGAACAAACCGCATATAGAACTGGCTCATCCGCGCATTGTTGTAATGCAGCTCCGGGATGATAACTTTGTTGACGAACTCAAAGTTGACAGAGGAGGGGAGGCACTGCTGGGTACAAAGGAGAATGCCGTTTCCGCTTTCTTTCAGAGTATTTTTCAGCTTCCGACGTCCGGCCAGAGTGGTGGTAGAGCCGGTCACGACAAACAGCTTCCGATCCGGGAATCTTCTGCGGATTTCATTAGCGTACGCTTCCACCACGTTCTTATGGCGGACACCAATAACTACAATCTCATCCTTCCATTCGCTCACCATGTCACAAACCTTCCGAATTTTGACCGGCGTATTCGGGCTGTCGTATTCCTCCACAGTGTTGGGTGCAGCAGAGATACGGAGCAACAAAGTAATCTGCTGGATCAGCGCCATCATGCTATCCTTGCGACTATTCCCAGTAAGGGCGAAGTACCGCTGGCGCATGGAGAAAAACTCTTCCATGGCCTTTTGATAGACTTCACGCTCTGCAGGAGCGAATGAAACTGGGGTTTGATGAAGTCTACGTATCTCTTTGCCGGTGATCTCCGCGAAAGTCCGGGTGATGACCGAGTAAGAGAGGAGCTTGTTCAGGACATCCGCATTGTAAATGTCCTGGGTTTTCTTACCCACTCCGAAAACGGTGATCCGCTCAGGCAGATGGGATTCAGCGAACAGACTGTATCCAGCTTTATAAGCAGGGAAGGGCTGGCCGTAGTAAGGATTACTTGAACAGTTCAGATATTCCTCACAGTCATCCTTCTCATAGCAATACAAATCTTCTGCCCAGGAGAGCATATTGTAAGAGTTGTTATAAAGCAGCTCAAGCTGAGGCGCACATTCCGAGATGTTGTTCCGGGTGACAGTGCCGGTCATTTCCAGCTTAAACCGCACTCTCCGAAAACAATCCAACACAGCCTTTGTGCGCTTGCTATCCGGGTTGGTCATCTCGTCGGACTCATCGAACACCAAGCACACGTTCTGGTTCCGCATTTTGATATGGCGCTTGATCTGCTTACGGTACTTGGTAAGCATATTCAAGGTGATGATAACGAACTCCCCATCCTGTACTTTGTCGAGGTCGGCGAGGCACTTTATCATCCGATAGTTGGTCATGCCATAGTTTTTGAACACCAGATCCCAGTTGTTCTTGATGGAGATAGCAGTGGACACCACCCACACGTTACGAGCGCCCTGACGCTCCATCCGATACCGGCCTGTGGAGATGCCGGCCAGCGTCTTGCCACCACCCTGTTCCCACTGTAACAGATGATAACGCTTCTGAAGAACGAGGTTCAGGTCGTGCTTCTGGGTGTTATTGAGGTAAATCCACTCCTCGTTCTCATTGTCATAAACGGTAAAGTCATCCAGGAACTGAGCGATCCCGGCGTCCTGTTCCATCTCGGTAAAAGGTTTCGTCTCTCGCTCATAGTCGCGCTGCTTACGACGAATAATGCGGGCATACTGTTCAAGACCTGTATCATCCGCTTGTCCAGAGGCAAGGGCATAGAAGGGAACGAACTGTTTCATGCCGTCGCTCATGCTGTTCTGTGCCTTTTTGCTGTACCCTTTGTAAATCAGCCCTCCATCCTGCTTGACCAGTCGTACCACATCTTGGCTGGGCTTCTTATGCTGAGACTTGATAACACGACGAAGATAGGCCAGTACCTTAGCTTCCGTAATACGGATTTTTGCCCATTCCTCATACTTCATATCCTTGGGTTGTTCCTGATGGCGGAACTTGTAGAGATATTCCTGACACTTGGCATATTTGTCTATCAGTTTGGGGTTGGACTTGATATGGAACATCAGCTTCCGCACTTCATACTCGAACGCATTATCGCTCCCACCCATCGACACCAGCTTAACGCGGGCACTGTTGCTCCGCATCCGCTCTCTGGCCGGGGCAACGACTTCCTTACGGACGATCTCAAGCAGCTCTACCGCGTTATTCATGTCGGTCAGATTAAACCAGTTGGCGCTGTTCAGAGCATAAGGTTCTCCCTTGTCGGCAGTGTCCAGCTTCTTCTGCCAAAAGAGTATCTTGGTAGCGTAGCTGTCCACGCCAAGAGATTTGAACGCATCCTTCTGGATGGAGACCTGACCCAGGAAAGAGAAATCTTTTGCCAGTTCGGAAATTTTCGCGCCGTCCAAATATTCGTCGGCCAGGAAAGACGCCGGCACCACAATCGCCATAATGCCCAGAGGCTTCAGCAGCTTCGCCGCTTTCAGGCAGTAGTACATCTGAGAGATGATCTCGCCACCCTCCGTCTCCCATTTCAGATTGAACGGAGGGTTGCCCACTACATAGTCAAACCGCATATTCGGCTGATAGAAACGGATATCACGGTGTTCCAGATTAGCGGCGGGGTAAAGATAGTGCGCTACTTTGTGGGACTTGATGTCCAACTCACAGCCGTAGAAGTTTGCCTCCAGCGGCATGAAGTTACAGAAGTTGGCGATGCCAGAGGTGAGGTCTGCTACCGTTTCGTCCATAGCAGGGGACAGCGCCTCCATGATAAACTGGCAAAGAGCGGGAGGCGTAAAGAACTGACCGTTCTCGATCTCCTTCTTAGCCTCCGCATACTCATGATAGTTGGCAAAGTCAGAGCGTTTCAGGCCATGCAATCCACCGTCTCCGGTATAGGCATTATAGATATCCTCGCGGGAGATCCCAGACTGTTCGGCCAAATCCTGGTCTACCAAATAGAGGATCTTGTCGTTCAACTCCTGTCGGGCTTCCTGGGGAATCGGTTCATTAAGGTATTGATACTTCATTCTTTCACCTGCTCTATCTTTCTTTTTCTGGAAAGAGGCTTTTATGCGGAGTCCTCTCAGAACCGCGCCCCTCACTTCTATTACAGAAAGAAAAGGGGGATTGCTAACCGGTCAAGCTCTTTTTCTTACCTGATACCACTTTGTAACGCAGTCTCCAAAAAGCGGGCAGGCGCGAGAACAAGGATAATTGACGATCTTCTTTTCATCCAAAAGACAGGGCATACTGTCTCTGGAGGCTCCAAGATCAATCTCACTTTGCCGGAGCAATTTATCCGTAAACCCATTGACATACCTGTTATCATCTCTCACTTGGGCTAACTGAAATAAGGTGTAGATACGCTCCGAAAGATTGGGGTCACGTGTGGCATATTGCTGAAGAAGCTGGCGCAGCTCATATCCGGGCTTGTCCGCGCCCGCCATATAATCAAACAGCGCCTCTCTCAAAATCATTTCCATCAGCTTTCCGGTGTAGTCTTCCTTCGGACAAGCGCACTCAGCGCTCATGTATGCAGCGATGGCCTCCAACGGCGGAGCATTTTCGCCCGCGAGTTTGCAATGCCCCTTGCAGCACATGATGATATTACAAGTTCTCTGTTCCATAACCTACCTCCTTTTTGCTCAGATAGTTTCTTGTAGCCCTCGCTACACCCTCCAAAAAGCGGTTCCACTCCATGTTATATTCACCTGCCGGCCATTGGTGGAAGTCCCGAAGCATAGGCCAAACTGTGGCAGAAATTTCCACGTCGTTCAGGAGTTTTACCAATGGTACAAAATTGGTAATCCTCAGCCATGCGTGGCAAATATATAGCACCCGTTCCTCCATGTTGGTGCGCGGATCAATCTTTCCGGTGGAGTGCGTTTCTGAAAAGTAGTCGTTATGCTTGATATATAAGTCGTCACCTTTTAGGAATAGCTGGCACTGACATATTCCCTCAAAAGGGACAGAAGCGAATTTCCTAACGCCTCTGATTTCTTTCGGCTTTGGGAGCTTGCCGCCAGCGCAAAGCACTTGGTATTCCGACTTCGGGAAAAGAAACTGTTTACAAAACGCAGCCGGATTAGATAGGGTCTTAGTGATTGGAGCGACCAGTGCCCCGGATTTCCAGAATTGATACTGGCACAAGTCGTACCACATTCCGTCGCTGATATCTCGGGAAAGCATCGCCAAACAGATGCCCGCCGACGTATTAAACCTGAGAAGATAAACGGTAGAACCTTTGCGTTCCGCCGTTTTACAATCGTTGGCGGCAGCAAGCATCCGCTCAATGTACTCCACATGAGATTGGTCGGTATGTTCCGTAATTGTGGCGTCCGGGTAGCTCTCCTGGGCTTTCTCTTGGGTGGGATAGTAGAGCAGCAAAGTGTGGCCGTCTGCGGTTTGCACCTTAAACCGTTTCAAAATTAACACCTCCAAAATTTTCGTCTCCCGCCTTAATTACAGACGGGAGACGACGGATGCTAACCTCATCTCTCAATAGTAGCGAGAAGATTTTGGATATGAGCCATTTCTTTGCCCCGTTCCACCGTTTCACCCCGGAAGCAGTGACCGCAGTATTCCCAAATACCATTCGGCCACTCTCCACCGACCTTACGGAAGGTGGCATAGATGCTCCGCCATTCGCCGGTCTTTTCATCCAGCTTGCTGGAGTACGGCTCGCCCATCTGAGAGCACCGGGCACTCATACAAACAGGTGGCAGACAATCCATTGCATTGTCCACTACGGCCTGAGTCACAAAGTCACCGGGCTTTGCGGTGGCGTAGTCGAAGTCATCCTCATCTATGACTTCCTTTCCGTCCCAGACCTGCTTGGGCTTGGGAGCGATGGTGGACACGTCCAGCAGATGAGCGCCAGAGATATTCCGCTTGACCTCCCACACCTCATCCATGTCGCCAACTAAGTTATATAGCTCCTTATGGCTATGGGCGACATTCAGCCGTGACCCAGGCAGGTTATTGGCCTGCTCCGGGAGAGGCACGCCATTGACAGTAGCATGGTAACTGGCAGTGATGTAGGAGATCACCTTGAGGAAGTCCGCCATGTTGCTCACACTGCTCATAGCCTCCATAAACTCAGGCCAAGTATGGTCGCAGGCTCCAAGGCCGAAGCGTTCCATTTCAGCCTTGTCGCCGTTATATTCCTCGGAAACGATATAGCTGTCATTCAGATCGTTCCAGAAAATCACTTTCCGTCTGGTCATGTCAAACTCTCCCCACATCGAAAATATAGTTGCTTGTAGCAAGTCCCCAGAATTTCGTATCCTCGCGTCTCTCACCCGAACATACCGCATTGATACAATAAATCTCGTTCCCTACCATAATGTCCATGCTTCTTCCTGTTTTGCAAACAGTTCTCAAAACTCGTTCTGCGAGACATTTATAGATGCCCAGAGACAAGAGCTTTTCAAGTGCGTCTTCAAAACTCATAACATCCTCCTCCTGTCAAGGACGGCACGGCAGCAGAAATGCCGGCTCGTCCCAGTTGACACTATCTTGCTCGTCACGCCCGCACCGCTTATACACCAGCAAGCACGGATACGGCGTCCGCATTGTGTCGCTGCTCCCCATATAGATGTTACGATACGGCCCAACAGCCTCCAAAATGTCCAGATAGCGATAGGCGTCGAAGTAACTCGTCATAGGAGCATCGTTCTCGTCCTTGGTGGTAACGGTAATCTTCGGGAAGAGGGGCTTCCCCAAATTCTTCATATCCCTCCACTCACGGATAATCTTTTTGCAATCATCCACAGTGGGCGGCGAAACAACCAACGAAGCGTTCGCGTCCTTGAGATAGTCCTGAACGTATTTATCATACGTTTCCGTCCGATCACCTACGGAGATTCCCTCGGGCTGTTCCGCAAACAGCACCACCATAGTTCCATCTGTTATGGCAAAATGCTTCTCGCTGGGATGAACACCAGCCAGAGCCTCCGACTGGGTTTCGTCATATCGGGTCTGCTCCCGCCCTACAATCCGTTGTAGGGCGGAGAGCTGCTTCTTTGTCAGTTTCACGCCGGGTTCCTCCTCAAATACTGTCCCACAAACTCCTGGACAAAAGCGACACTGCGGAACTTGATATCCACACGGCCATTTTTGAACAGCTTGATATTTTTGACCTTGCTCATGTACGCGATCTCAAACTGGTTTTCCTTGGTATCGTACTTGAAAAGCTCCGGGAACCAATTTGCGCCGTCCTTGAACTTCCCAGTCTCATAGTGTGCCAGCGCATTCAGAATGGTTTTCAGGGACTCACTGGGCTTATACTCAGGGACAGGACTGCTCATCCATTTGTTTTCATCACAATATACCCACGATCCGGTCAGGCGGAGCACATCGTTCTTAATCTCGAACTCTTCCACATACGGATCGGAACTCCAGTTTCTGTGATGAGACGCGTCCCAACACAACCGGAGAAACTCATTCATGGCTCGCTCCTGGAATGAGAATCCGCCCAGCTGTACAAAGATCTCATCCACAACCTGTTCATACCGGAGAGGGAGAGTACGCAAGGACTGTTCAAACTTATTCTTTTCAACCTTATAGGCGTCCAGCTTTCCCCGATAGGAGGCGATCTCGTCTTCGGTCATGTTCCGATATCCGCCCCAGGGCAAATCCGGCTCCTTCGGGCCAGTGGGAATGAGATGTTCCTCAATCTTGCTCTTGTCCAGCTCAACACTGTACTTGCGGCTGAAATAATTGACGACAGCCGAAATGAATGTGCGGTTTCTCTTCTTCATGGTGTCGTAAACACTGTCTACGTCACAATCGTTTCCCACATACCGGTCAATAAAGTCGTCGTCTGCGGTCAGGATTCCAGCCTGCTCTGCCTTGGCTGCGGCCATCGCCTCAGCAACCTTCTGGAGCGCCGGCCCAGCCTTATCAAAGGCTTCCTGCTGGCGGAGACAAAACGCCTTGTCATCCTCGGAAATTCTGTTGTCCGCCTTGATCTCGACGGCGGAGAACTTCTCCATCAAACTCATCTTTCTTCCTCACTTTCATTTTTGTTGTATCTACGAACAACGGTATCGGAGTATTTGTTGGCGTGCCTCACGGCCACGTGTTCCAAAGTCAGCTTCACGGCCACGATGACAAGCCCAAAGAGGATTTCCATATCAGCCACCTCACTTTATGGGGTGAGGCTTTTTATAGTGGAGCCTCCCAGACCACTACATTTTCAGAATGAAACTACTATTTGCTAACCATTAAAACGTAGGCGTTTCCTCCTCCTCATCATTTTTGAATGCGGCAAGAAATTCCTCATCGGCCGGAAGCGCGTCCAGGTTCCACTTTGCTGCCAGCCGGACACCGTGATACCCGTTATCCTCCTCCAAATCCCGCAGGAAGTAGAAGCGGTCATTCTCGGCCAAAGGGGTCTGGCCGAACCCGCAGTACCCCTCAAATGTTCCCGCATCCAGGTCAATCACCCACGCCCACTCACAGAAAAGACCGTCAGCGGCAAAATCGATGCTGTCCTGGAGCTTCATGCCCTCTGAGTGGTTCTGCACCATTTCAAGGATGCCCGCACCAGTGTTACGGCTAAACTCAGGATGATCTTCCATCATCCTATCCGAGCCTTCCATCGTGATCAATCCGTTCTCGTCTGCCCCGTATTGCTTCCAGAGAGCAGTAAGCTCCTCACTGGGGATGTAGGACGAGTTCCGCAACGCTTCCTTAAACAGTTCCAGATCCATCTTGTCCCGAAGGAAGGTGAGTACCGTTATGCCCTGACCTTCCGGGTAGCCGTCCCACTGACCGTACTGTGCCACCTTATACTGCCCGTCCAGGTAAACCGCTGTCAAATTCCGAGTCCCCATTTTTTAATACCTCCTATATTTTTGGTTATTCTAATTACGTAAATAAAGCTGTTATTTGCTAACCTTCCGCCCGAAAGTTTTTGTTGAACTGTTCCTTATAGGTAGCAACGCCGTTCCAGTCGTCATATACAACCTTCTCCGTCTGATCTCCCAGCTGGAAAATCAGGTTGGGTCTCGGCTCTCTACCATCCTCCGGTACACGGCGCTCGCCGCACAGATACCACTTGGCAAAACGCTGGTTGGCGTGTACCTCGCGCAGATAGTAACGATGTGTCTCGACACCCCGGTAAACCTCTCGGCCTGTTCCGTCTTCGATGCCGACAAACATAACCTTGATGACTTTCTCAGGATTGCGTTCCAGATCGTTGTACCAGGAATTTTGAGAACACTTCATAAACCACTCGTCGCAGACCTCAGAGTGTTCCAGCTTTGCGTGCTGTTCGATATAGGCCAGCCCCAGCCGGTCGAACTCATCCTGTTTCATGAAGGACTCTGCCACGTGTCCGGCGTCATCCTGGCATATCAGCTTTACACGGTCTGCCAGACACGCCTCGGCGTTCATTCCGACGGCATTGAATTTTTCGTAATCCTGTGGGGTTATGACAGCAACCGTAATCTTCATACTGCTACCTCCTTATACTCAAATCTTAACGGTTCCACTCGGGCTATCCAAAATACCTTGGAACACACTCACCAGACCGACAGCCACATTCTTCTCACGGCCTGCCTTAATAGCAAGGTCTGGTTCCCCGCGCTCCCTTGCATTCTGTTCGATATCAGATTGGGATTTCGCGTGCTGCTCCAGAGCACGAATGATTGTTTCTTTTTCGATTCTTGTCATTCCCAGGTGCTCCTTTCAGGGGTTCCGTTCATCGACAAAAACATAGTGGGGAGAATAGAGGCTCCCAGCATTCTTGATGTAGTATCTCTTTCGGTTGAACGTGATGTACTGTCTTCCGCCATCATCTATGATCGGCCTTAACTTTTCTGTAATACCATCAGAAACAAGTAGCTTTGCATAGGGGAGAACTCTCTTGTTCCCAAATATCGGAATTGTGTAATCGCATATTTTCTTAATGACTAACATATCTCTGCCTCCTTAATATCGCTTGACCCGCACTTTCAAACCGTACCTCTTGGCAAGCTCGATCATGTGCTTGGTGCCACGACTTTCACCGTTCCAGAATGCGGCCAGAGCGTCGGCGTTCTGTGCCATCTGCTCATTGCGTAGGTATCCAGCTCGCTTGCCGTATAATTTCCACTGGGCGGGGTAATAGTCAATGGCGTATCCCTTTTCCATGGCATACTGTCCACCCAGCGTATCAGCGCCCTTAGCCTGTCCACAAACAACGGTGATCTCATCCGTAATATTGCAAAGCAGTTTATCCATGGTCGCTTTCAAAAGCTGGTAGTCATCAAAGCCTCGCCCTCCGGCGATGATAACTCGAAACACATTGACCACCTCCTCACTACATTTACAGACCGTTAGTGTTTCTTGCTAACCAAAAAAAGAGACGGGATAGATTTCTCCATCCCGTCTCGTTCTGTTCTTATCGTGCGCCAACGCCTGCCAGCAGAGAGGCCATCTTGTCCATCATGGCATGGCCGTCCATGATCCGGCCCCAGTTGTTCTCCTGGTAGTTGGAGGTCATGCGGCGGGGAGCGGTATGCCCAACCATGTCGCTCATCGCGTTCAGTGCGCCCCAGGCAGTCCCCTTGAACTTGAGAATGTCCGGCGCGAAGTAGCAGATCATGTACTCTTCACGGGCTTTCGTCGCGTTCCGCTTTTCGCGCTCGCTCATATCCTCCGTGGCCGGGAACATCTCGTCCAGAATTTTGGCGATCTGCTCATCGGTGACGGTCTTGTTCGCCATCTGGTCGGCGTACACAGCCAGCTTGTCCATGTACTTATTCGCCATGTCCAGACACATCCGCGCCTCCTGGAGCTTGGCCTGAATGTCGCCGGTATGCCGGACAGACCACGCACGCTTTGCGCCGTTCAGTGCGATGTTCAGAGTGTTGTTGCAAACCACCCGGATAGGTGTCATACACACGCGGATAGCGCCGCTGCCGTCGTGGGTGTTGGAGAAGCACAGATACGGCTCGGTCTTATCGCCGACGATCTCCGTATCGGGCAGTTTTGCCAGCAGCCAAATCTTCCGGCCACCCATAAGGCTTCCCGCCGTCTCATAGTGAACCTGACCCTCTCCGCCAATCAGAGCGTCGGTGAACGCAAATGCCTCCGCATTCTGCACCACCTGATACCGGTCACTGACCACGCCCAGCACCGCACCATCGCTGCTCCGCACATTAGCGAAGAAGTTATCCACCTTGCGCCCGCCGCAAACCTGAATGGGCTTGCGCTGCACAGTCCAGTCCAGACCAGCCAGCCGAAGTGCATCGGCACTGGTCGGCGCTTCCTCAACCTGAGTACCCAGGCCATGCCAGGGTTTCTCGCGTCCAGCATAAAACATACTCTCAACATTCGCAGACATTTTTACGTACCTCCTAAATTTTGTTCTCGTTTGTTTTTTCTCCGGTCACTACACTTACAGAAAAGAACTGCGTTTTGCTAACCGTCTGTTTAATTATCCCAGATATCGTTGATATCAAAGGAAATGCGGACGTGCCCATCAACGGCAGAAATCACCGTGCCGTCGGCCTTGTTCATGATGGCCGTGAGAGCCGCTGTTTCTTCCTTGTTCAGAGTAGCGGCAGGGGAGAAGTCCAGCCAGAGAATGGCGTGCTTCTCTTTCATGTTCGGGTCATACCCGTCGATCATCCGCACGTCATCGCACATATTCATAAACTCCACCAGGTCGCTTTTGACGGCCTGGTAGAGCTTGATCTTGGAAAAGTTAGCACGTGTTCCGTTGAAGTTTTCGTTACGATCGTGCATCTCTGCGATCTCTTCAGGGGTGTAGTTTACGCGCATCCTTTCTTCCTCCTCAACTCCATGTACTCGGGGTAACTCACCCCCATCAACTCGGCGGCGGCATGAAGCGCCTGCTTCTTATCTCCCAACGGGCCAGCAGGCACCTTGGGAGTCTCGATCTTGTGGGGGTACCAGCGGGAACTGCCCTTCTGCTTGGACACATCATAAGTAATGCTCATATGTTCCTCCTTATAAAAATGGTTTCTTACCAAACAGCACGCCAGCCGGGAGACTTGACCAGCTCTTCCAGCTCGGCCTCTTTCTGGTCTACCGCTTCCTGTTCCCCTTCGTCCGGGAAGTCGGAAACATCCAGATCATACACATCAACGTCCACATCAGCGTTAGAATGAACCTCTTGTACCAAGCCACCAGCAACACGAACGGCCACCTGCACATCCAGCTCCTTCTCCTCAATCCGCCAGTTGGTAGAATCGGGATCATTGCGGATAACTGCGGTATCCTCGCCACACTCGCATTCCTGGTCGTCGGTCAGGTTTTCAGCATCAACATTCCAGGATGGAAGCTCGGCCTTAAACTGCTTGCGCATCTCGGCCCGCGCTGCTTCCTTATCCAGAAACAGCTGGACGGTGGACTGATTGCTCGCGTCGGTATCCTGCTCGTTTATCAGCACAAAAACCTTCATCATTTGTTAGCTCTCCTCTCAGCGCGGTTATTGATATATTCCATCACAGCCTCATACAGCTTGGGGGACGCGGTGAAAAGAAAGACATCATACATGGGATTGTCCCGGTCGGGAGCTACCTTGTAAGGGGTGAAACCCTTCTCAATCAAGAAACTGCACATTCTGGCCCGCTTGCATACATAGGTCTTCTGCTCGTTGGCGTTGTTCATCTCTTCAAGTCCTTTCAAAAAGTTGTTTAGAATTGCTTCACTATAATTACAGAGCCAGGGCGAGTTTTGCTAACCTCTAAAATAAAAAGCCCGCCGTAAAAACGGCGGGCAATCTATTAGGCCACGACAGATTTCAAGCGGGCACGGGGATTAGAGGCAAGCTGATACCACGCCTCACCATTTGAAAATCTGGCAGTACACACATATTCCTGGAATCCATATGCCTTGGCAAACTCGGCCAGCTTCCGGTTGATCTTCCGAACTTCCGACGCATACTTCCGATAGGCTACACTCCGACAGCAGTCAAAATAGTAATGGCAGTCATCGTTGGAATAATCCTGATCTTCGGTCAGATCGTGATTGATTTCCACATAGAATTGAACACCAGAATAGTATCCGCTTTGGAGCTTAACTTCATGGAACAGCAGGCCACGATTGAAGTCCAGCAGTTTGTCCTCGATCTCCTGGCGCTCGTCGTAGGCCGCGCACTCATCATAATACTGGTAGTCTTCCAGCTCGTTACACTCGCAGAACTCACATTCCGTATCGTCTGCGCTCAGGATTGCGCCGCATTCCGGGCAGCGCTTGGCGTCCTCATAGTAGTCCTTGGCGAACAAAGGGAAGTCCCTCATGGTACAGAAATTAGCAGCGCTCATTTTGTTATCCTCCTTAAAGTTGGTTGCTTGTGCTTGTACTATAATTACAGATAGCCTCCCAGTTTTGCTAACCGGGAGGCTACTTTTTTATTTGCCGTCATCAAATTCCCCGGCGTCGATCTCGTTGGAGATGGAGAACACTTCATAGGCAGCTTCATTCAGGCGTCCGATAGATGCAGTTGCGTGCGGCTCGCGGTTTTTGATTGCGTCCGCCTCAGCCTCCAGCAAGTCCTGGACAAAAGCCAGAGCCTCGCCCACATCAGCATCCACCACAATGGTGGTGCTATGCTTGGCCTTGATCTCATCGAACTTCTCTTTGCTCATGTACATTAAAACTCGTCCTCCTTCACAAGGATTTCCCCAATGGATACCTCTGCGACATAGTTGAAGTCCAGCTTTTCCAGCAGCCGCTTCATGACCTCGTGGCGACTATTTGCGCTCACGATATATCCACGAACTGAACCGCTGAATTGACGAACGACAACAGAATATCGCGGGCGAAAGTATTCATCTTCAAATTCTGCACGGCTCAACCCCTCTACCACATCTTTCCCGCAGACCGGACACGCGGTAAAGGAATGCCCCTCGATCTCTTCGTCGTGCAGTTTATCCGCCGAAAAATATGAACCGCAGGCTTCACAGGAAATAATATGTCCGTTGTTACACTCGGACGGGACACAATCGCAACAAACATGGTATTCATTGTCTATGCCCTCATTGACAACAACACCTTCAAAATTTTCTTCATCGAAAGAACATCCGCAGATTTTACAGGTTTTCATATTCAGCACCTCCACTATATTTACAGACCGTTTTGAAAAATTGCTAACCATAAAAATAAAAAAAGGAGAGGATTGCCCCTCTCCCTGATTTAGAAACACTCAAACCCCGTGATGACCAGCAACACATTGAATAGCACACGATGATAGTCGCTGTTATAAGGATTCTCCGCCACAGCTTTGAGATAGTATAGAGCATCGGTCAGCTCGTTTTTCAACTGCCCGTCATCCGGCAGATTTGACAGCTCAACCAGCTTTTCCGCTATGTCACAGCAATCATATTCCCATGGTCTATTGAATTGCCTAAGTTGATTTAGCTTATCCGTCCGTTCCATATATTATGCCTCACTTTCTACCAGGGCTTTCAATTCAGCCGGTGTATAGCTCTTGCTGTATGGTTTATTTCCGCCGCTGAGAACCAGACAGAATTTGCGGAACGTAACTCCGTTGATCTCTTCCAGCTCCTCCTCAAAGATACGATACCGGAAGTCCCCACGCTTAGGTGTCACCTTGTAGTGACTCAGCATAGCGGCCTGCGCCTGCTCAACCGTAGGGAAGTCGCCAACATTGACTGTCTTACCGGTCTTCGTAGACCGGGAAACATTGAAAATTCTCTCGCTCATCTTGGCATCTCCTCAGTAAATCAGAATCTGCTTAGAGAACAGCAACCACAGCCCCAGCGGAGCCAGCAGTACAACCGCCGTGCCGTCTCGATCTTCTACGGTTACGCCGGTGGAGCACATCCACAGCACCAGAGCACAGCAGGCCAGAACTCCCAGCCCCATCAGCCGCTGCTCGATTATCTTCTTGCGGTAATACCGCCGTTCATTTCTTGTCATTTGTGCTTGTCTCATTTTTTATCGCCTCCTATTATATTTACAGAATGATTTACTTTGTTGCTAACCAAAAGAAAGAAAAAAGACGGAGAGAAAAATCCCTCCGCCTCTTTTTAGGCTACCACATCATTCTGAAGCTCGGCCATATGCTTTTTGGCCTCTTCCAGCAGGCGCTTTTCGTCCCATTCAGCGGTGAACTTTGCCAGCTCGTTCCAGTTGCGTTTCTGGTAGATGTTGTCGGTGATCTTTACCACGGCACCCAGGCCACGGCTGCACCACATACCCGGCGTGCTGCTCGGAGTCCACAGGGAAAGGGAAAGGCGCGGCATCATGCCGATAGTCTTCTGATAGAAACAGCCCAATCTCGGCTCCTCGCGCACCTCAGTCCATCCGATGTCAGCCTTCAGCACTTTGCCGTCCGGCAATTCGATGGAGCGCGTAGCCACCTTGTCATTCCATACGATGAAGCGCTCCAGATCAAGCCGGAACCCGTTGCTCAGTTTTGCGTTCCAGCGATTAACCTGCTCTCTCGTACATTGTGCCATTTTGTCTTCCTCCTTTACAGCAATAGGACTTTGCGTCCGTCAGATGTTATCCCGTACAAGGCACCGCCAACAGCATCAGCGGCCCGCCGTGCCTGCTCCAGGTTTGGTGTCTTTCCCATGTATTCCCCTTTCTCCGTGGGAGACTTTACGGGGCGGTAAACCTCGAAGGAAACGTATTTGTTTTCCATCACTGCACCTCCTGGTATAATTACAGAAGGGGAGAACGATTTGCTAACCGCTCTCCCCAAATTTTTATAATCCCATTCCTCTTTTGAATTTCTCCTGGTCGATGACGCAGGTGATGGCGCTCATTGCGTCCAGATACTCCGCAGACTTATCAACCGCCTGCACGCCCTTCTTCTTATCCTCCAGATACTGGTCACGCGATTTATCAAACCACTGGCCGTAGATCATGACCACCATATCCCGGATATTCTGAAGCTCGATGTTGCTGCGCTTATCAATTTCCAGCACTTCGCAGATGGTCTTGTCCTCCTCGCCAGAGACGATACCCCGCACCTTCGGGGTGTATTTCTCTCTCAGCTCCTGGATGGCGTGAAAATCAGTTTTTGTTGTCATGTGTCATTCCTCCATTATTTTGACTTTCTACTTTAATTACAGAAAGAAAGGCAAATTTGCTAACCGTAAAATAAAAAAGGAAGGGCTTTTTGCCCTTCCTCTTCGGTTTAGCTCCACCTTATTCACACCAAGGCTTTTTCCGTCCGGTACTGCTAAACCAGGGATAAACGCCGGACTCGCCGCGCTCATTGGAAAGGAACCGGGCCAGCCGCTTTTTGTCGTCCTCGTTCATCCAGCAGGTATAATTCGGATTATCCCAGCGTCCGTTATGGCGTTCCTTGCGTTGCATGGATTTGACAGCGGCCACCAGCAATTCTTGATTGATGTTCAGCATAGCGCAGATGTCGGCCAAAATGCTGCCGGTCGCTCCTGACTTTTCGGACAGCTCACCCAGACGGTATGCCTTGGAGCCATTCAGGGAAGGAATCCACAGGGTAGAGCCGGGAGCCAGCCCCAGCTCTTTTCTTGCGTCCAGACTGTATTTCATATAGTCCGCTTCAGCGTCCAGATAATCGCAGACGATGGAAACCAACTTTTCGACATCATACATGATGATCTCCTCCTATCAATAACCAGCGGCGCGACCAAACTTGACAGCCTCTTCACCCTCTGCCAGCTCCCGGATGTACTCGATCTTTCCGTTGGGGAGCTGCCACTGACGGATATAAAGGCGACCTCTGGCCCGTGCCTCGGTTTTATTCTTTACGGTGAAAACAGCTTCACCCGTGCCGCCGTCATCATCGGTGATACAAACTGCATAGCGTTTCATTCTTTCAACCTCCGTTAATTTATTTTGTTGCTTGGAGCATTGCCCCTTACACTATATTTACAGACGGTTTTTCAATCCTGCTAACCTAACCGGCAAAAAAAATAACGGGCCAGCCACCAGGCCAGCCCGTTTTTATCAGCCGTAAATCACGTCGCCGAAAATCGCATACTGCATAATGCAGTCAGCAGAAATTCCGTCGTACTCGTCGAAGTCGTCCGCGTTATGATCTTCCGCGTACTTTTTCCAGCCGTTCAGAAGTTTTTCCAGCGTCAGCTCGTGGTCTTTGTCGTCCTCACGGTCGTACACGGTCAGCTTGCCGCCGCTCTCCAGAATCTCGGCCAGCACGTCCTCATAGCAGGGCTTCATATCGGCCTTTTCTCTCTCTGCCAGCCGCTGCCGCGCCGCCTCGTAGTCCTTCTCATCGCTGCACAACTCGCCCCAGTAGTCAAAGCCACCGGCCTCGCAGGACAGTACACAGTCCACGATGTTCTCCGTTGTGATCTTCAATTCCTTTTCAATCTTAAATGTGTGTTCCATCTTTCATTCCTCCCGACAAATAACGTGCCGAATTTGCAAAAGCTCTTCAACCGTTCCATCTCTTAAAATCTCACGGTTTTTGGCCTCGATCTCTTTGGCCTCCGCTTCGGTGATTTTCTTATCGCCCAGGTAGTAGCACTTCAATGGACTTGACCACCTCCCACTATAATTACAGACTGTTCCGATCATTTGCTAACCATTCAGTAAAATTTTCCGAAAAAGAAAAGGCGGGCCAGGTTTTCCCAGCCCGCCAATCTGTTATGCAACCACGATTTTTCCGCTGTCCTCTTTTTCGATCTTCTCGCTTCCGTAGTAACCTCTGATCTCGTCCAGCGTCAGAGACTTCTTGCTCCGCTTCTTGTATCCGTCGCGGTGGAAATACCACGCGGATTTGTTGCTGCTCCACCGGAAAGACAGGGCTTTCAGCTCTTCCTTGTGCGGCCTGGTGTCGCCAGTGACCCACACCCAGGAGCCGCAAACCTCAATCTCGATGCCCTCCATGTGAATCAGCTTTTCGATGATGTCCATGAACTCCGTGGCCGTCTCGGTCGTGGCCGTCCGTGCCGTGTAAAAATCGCCCTCTGCGTTTTTGTGGGTATCCTTCAGCCGGGAGAACAGTGCTTCATACTCAGCGTTAATCTCCTGCATATCCGAAGTTTTGCCGCCCCGGTCAGGATGATTTTGAAAAGCCAGCTTCTTGTATTGCTTTTTCAGGTCTTCCAGCGTCTCAGGATTATTGAACCACTTCATGTTTGTCAGCCTCCGTTATTTTCATTTGATTTCCAGCTATCTACTATAATTACAGAATGAAATTCGTATTTGCTAACCAAGCCAAAAAAAAGAAAGAGGCGGGAGACCCCCGCCTCTGCTTCATATTACGTTGAACGGAACACGCGGGCGCTCAATCATTCCGCACCAGCTCAGCGCGTGCGCCTCGTCCGCCGCCTGCGTCTTCGGGATATAATATCCTTCTGAATACTCAAAAATGGCAATCCATCCATCATTCATAGTCACGAAAAGATAATCAATCCCGTTTATGTATTTTCTTTCCTTGTTGCCCGTACCGTTCTCGGCAATCCACTTTTCCAATCCTGCTGCATCCAGCATTTTCAACACCTCCTGTTATATTTACAGACAAAAAAGGAAATTTGCTAACCACCAAAAAAACTTTTATACCACCAGCATCTGTTCCGCAAAATCGTTGATCTGCTGCTCGTTCATCCATTCCGGCGCGGCTCCAATCTCACACAAGCGGCGGTAAATCATCCGCATCAGTTTGATCTGCTCGCGCTCGTTGCCTGCCCAGAGATGGCCCGCAAAGCGCCCACCGTTTCCCAGATAATACAGACAATCCGCTTCCAGCCGCCCCAGCATCTGATACAGGAACTCCGGCGAACTCTGGTTGATTTCCTGAATATCCATTTGCTTTCCTCCGTTCCAATGGTTGAAAATTTATTAACTCTTGATATAATTACAGAAAGAAAACAAGTTTTGCTAACCAATAGGAGAGATTTTTATGAGACTGTTTCGCCGTGTTCCAACCCCTTTTGCAATCACATATTTAGTTAGTAGCCTTCTCCGTGAGTCAGTCCAGAAACGAAAAGCGGACAAATATGCAGCTCAGGCCGTCCACTACTATAAACCGGATGAATCTCCATATCCATCCCGTACCGTTGGTACTTTGGAAGAAGAACTTGAAAGATTAGATGATACGCTCAAAAAATACGAAGAACGAAAAAATAGACAATTATAAAAAACGCCCGCCGGTTAGTCCGGCGGGCAATTCTGTTCTATATTTTTCTTCATTTGCTAACCGTTCCAAAAAAAAAGAAAAGCGGGCGCTTGGCCCGCGTTTCTCAATCCTTCGCCGCCGTCATGAAGTCGTACAGCTTCGCCTTCAGCCGGATGATCTCAGCCTCCGCAGCATCGGCACGGCTCTGGGCACGCTCCAGCGCGGTGTGTTCGTCTGATCTCCAACTGTTCAAAGTCTGCGCCGCCTCTGTTAGCTCCGCAATCCGTGCATTACACCTGTCCAGCTCCGCCCGCAGCACTTCACGTTCCGCCCGCAGTCCGTCCGCCTCAGCCTTGACCGCCTCCAGCTTCTGTTCCGCACTCTGCCAGCGGCCCGCCATACTGAGCGCCCAGTCGTTTTCAATGTTCGACTCCACGTCTTCCACGCAACCGGCAAAGGCCATGCCGATATAGCTATCAGCCCCAGCATCCACCAGGATGTTTTTAATCCGTTCCAGCGCTTCGCGCTCCTGCTGTTTGGTCATCATTTTGTTTCGCTCCTTTACGTCGTTTTGTGTCCCTCTGTTATAATTACAGACACCGCGCCCGATCTGCTAACCGTTCCGAAAAATTTTCTTGCACGGCCCGGAAAACAGAAAAGCGGACGGGAGCCGTAGCCCTCGCCCGCCGTCCTGCTGTTAGATGAAATACATCTCACCGTTGATTTCCAGGGCGATGGCCTCTTGCCCCATCTCCCGCTTCAGCTCCTCGCACAGCTCCACCACACGCCCGACGTGCTCCTGGAGCGCCGCATCCGCAGCGTAGGCGAAAACCACCGTTGTAGCCTCTGCCACCAGGCCAGCCGCCGGAGACATCCAGTAGCCCAGCGCCGGGGTGGAAGTCGCGCCGCCGAAAAGCTCGGAGAGGAGCGCCGCCGTTTTCTTGACCTGTTCCGTATTGTCCGCCGCCTGGTCAATACCGTTTGTGGCGGGTACGTAAACCGTGATTTTGCTGGAGAGCTTCAAGCAATTTTTCAGAACCGCGTTATTGATAGTCATTTTTGTGTTCCCCTTTACGTTTTTTTATTGGGGGCCGGCGTTCCATTTTACCGGCCCCGCTATCATTTGCAGATTGATTTTCTTTGTTGCTAACCGTTCGGAAAAATTTCTTTTTAGGCAACACGCAGACTTTCCAGCGCCGCCCGCATCTTGACAATGCGTTTGTGTACGGCAACATTAGAGATTCCCACGGCTTTCCCGATCTCACGCTCTGTCTTGTGCGCGGCCACCATTTCCAAAATCTGCCGCCCGATCTCGTCCAGCCCATCCCGGAACGCGTCCAGGTCTGCCCGGATGATGGCGCTTGTTTCGGTGTTCACCGTAGCATCTCCGCAGCAGGTTTCAAGGAAGCTCGCCGCGTTGCCCTCGCCGTCATTGATCTCCCAGTCATACGCCGCGCCGTGTTTGCTGTCGGCGTAGTACACCGCCGCAATGGAAGCCCGCGCCGCATTGTAGACGACGGACACCAGGCGCATCGGGCGCTTGCCCTGAGCGGCGCGGCGTTCATTGGTCGCGGCCAGCTTGTCAAGGTCGGCCAGCTTGTCAAGAACCCGGATACAGGTCTCCGATACAAACTCATCAAAATCATGGGTACGGAAGCAACCGAACGCGGGCACTTCAGAGAACTGCAGGTAATGGTCTTCGGTAGAATAGCCGATTTCATTCTTTGCTGCCTTGCGGATGCAAGCGGTCATCATGCGCATCTTGTCAGCGTCGGCCATGTTCGCCCACTCGCCCGCAATGGCGGCGGCGTTGGTCTCAGCGTTTGCGCCTTCAGCTTCAGCCCAGGCGATCTTCAGACATTCGCCCATCAGGACTTCTGACACCTTGCACCCCATGTCAGCCGCCGCCGCTTTGCGGATGGCCCATGCCCGCGTCATGGTCTCGCTCATGTTGTAAGTCTTTTTCATTGTTCATTCTCCTTTAAGTTGATTTACTTTGTTGCTATCGGGAAGCGGTGGAGCCTGCCGCCCGGAGAGGATACCCCCGGCCAACGGCCCCAGCGCCCGCCCTCTTTAACTGTCTATATCTTATCATAAAAGATCCCATCCGTCAATCATTTACTTTGTTGCTATATATAAAAAGTTAGAAAAAGAGCCTATTTTACGCCAAAACAGACATATTTATAGCGTAAAAAGTACAGAATACAGCCCATCATTTTCGTCATTATGCTGCATTTCTTATTGAATCTTTGTGCATTTTGCCGATTAGCGAGCCGGTTGGCCTGAGATCGCCGCCCATGCCCAGCACCAGCCCCAGCGCCCGGGGCGTGCCGCCCTGCCGCGGAGCTGGTCACGGGCGGCCTGCCCGGCAGAAAGACCTGCGGCGATGCCGGCCGCTTACGGGCAAACTTTCCGGCAGGAGAGGACTTTCCTCTTCTGCCTTTTCTTTTTCCCAGGCGCCAGGTCCGTCCCAGACATGCCTCCGGCGATCTGCAACAGGCGGTCCGCATCCAGGATCTCCAGCCTGTGCCGGGTGAACGCGCCCAGGATGCCCCGACGACGCAGCCCGGTGACCAGCCGGGAAAAAGAGGCCGGATGCATCCCGATATGCAGGCCGCATTCTTTCTGGCCCATCCCGATGGAAAAACAGCCCTGACGGCCGCCCGTCAGCTGCACCAGCAGACGGCACAGACGTTCCAGCCCCGAAGATTCCTGCTGTTCGATGGCATAGGACAAAAAGAATTCCATCTTGTGCAGCACGGTGGTCAGCAGGTTCCTGGCCAGATCGGGATAGCTGCGAAAAAAAGACGTATCCCGCAGCAGCCTGCTCTCAAAACGTACCGTGCGGACCTGCCCGCAACAGATGTAGCGCACATGGTTGTCTATCCCGGTGATGGCCGGGATGTCGTTGATCAGGCACAGGGGCCCGGCCTGGAACAGGGTCCATTCCTTGCCGGTACCGCTCAGGCTCACCATGTCGATGTTCCCTTCCAGCAACAGGTGGAAGAAGCGGCAGCCTTCCACACGCAGGGTCTCCTGATCTTCGTAGGTCTCCAGCTTCCCCAGCGGGATGACCGCCTCCCACGCCTGGTTGAGCCGCTCCAGCCAGAACTCCGCTTGCGTCCTCCTGTTCATGCCTCACCATCCCTCCAGGGGATCAACGTCCTCTCCTGACAGCTCAGTTCCCTCATGCGCGGGATGTCCAGCAGCCGGACGTTCCCGCCCCGCACCCTTTCCAGACAGCCGGAACCCTCCAGCCGGGCCAGCAGCCGCGATGCCGTTTCGGGCGTGATGCCTGCCAGCTCGGCCATATCCTTCTGGCGCAGCACGGGACAGTCCTTCGTATCGTGGATGTCCAGCAGGAGCGCACACAGGCGGGACAGGGCCGGGCCGAAGGTCACGGCATGGGCCCTGTACAGGAACAGCAGGTTGATCCCGGCCAGAGCCTGCACCACGTTCACATACAGATCGGGATACTCGCAGGCCAGACGGCGCTCGTACCATGCGGTGATGTCCCGTACCAGCAGGGTCACCGGCGTCATGGCCCTGACCACATAGCCATGCGAGGTCTGGCCGCCCTCCAGGCACTCCGTATTGACCAGGCAGCCCGGCCCCATCAGCAACAGCAGGCGCGGGGCCTGCCGGGCCATGCCGTAGACCCTGACATGCCCTTCCTCGAGGAAGATCAGTTCATGCGGGGCACCGACGATATCGACAGGAGAACGGGAGGAGGCCATCACCCTCCGGCGCTGCCCCCGGCGCATGAAATCTGCCCAGATCCTGTTCAGCCCCTGGACATAGACAGCGTGCATATGGATGTCGCGCCGCTTCATGGAACCTCCTGAGCGGAAAGAAGTTTTTTAAAGGCTCTTGACTAGCTGAGAGGATTTTCTCTGAGCAGTTTTAGCACCAGAAGGTAA